AAATAGTTGCAAAAAATTTAGGGCTGACTATTGAGAGCTTAGGAATAAAAAGAGGCTGGAAGTATAGAGCTGTAATTAGTAATTAGCTCAGTATAAACTAAGATAAAAAATTATCAGGGAGGGGTATATGTTATCAGTACTAACAAAAAATAATATTAATGAGGCTCAGGAATCCTCAGACAAGCACGAACATTTTAATTGTTATAGTGCTTTACTATTTGCTCTAGGTGAAGTTAATGGTTTATGTTGGGAATGTTGTACGGCTATTACAGACTATATTCAGGAGCATACTAAAAAAATTACTCATGCTGAGCTGGTAGAGGGTGATATATTAGTACTTTATGGCTACAGAGATAAGATAGAACATGTAGCTTTATATGTGGGGCATGATACTTTTTGGCATAAGAGAGGGCAATTATCTGCTAGATATGATTTATTATATAGGGTACTTAAGACATACCGAAATGATTATAAGTATACAGGCTATAGAAGAGTAATTAAAAAATAGGTAAGGGCTTGACAAACAGGAAAACATGTGTTATACTTGAGTACTTTTGAAAAACAAAAACATGGAGGGTATAAAAATGCAGATATTAAATAGAATCATAAGCACCGAAAAAAATTGTATGGGTACATTAAGTATCGAGGCTAAATTTACAGGTATGAGAAAATCTCAAGAGTTTTGTACATATCCGATAGGTATAGGAGACAGTAAAGAAAGAATAAAAATACAGTCAGATACAAGAATAGGCTATATAAATTTAACAGATGGCATAGTATCTTTATGTAAGCCAGTATCAGGGGGAGCTTATTTTCACCATTTAGCTCTAGCAAAGGGTATTGATAGATTATCTCATGAAGAGCTGGAAAATTTAAAGAGTAAATTAATATTGACAGCAGGAAAATCTGTAGGAGATAATGCCCTACATATAACTACAGATAATTCAGGGGCAGATAAAATTTAGCATACAGTAATAGATAAACAGGTAGCTATCGAGAAGAGGGGTATAAGATGCCGAAACATAACTGTAAAACAAGAAATGAAACATCACTATGGGATGAAAATAAAAAACAATGGTATATAGTTTGTAACGTATGTTTTAATTTTATTAGATGGGAGGTTATAAATGTCAAGTAAAGAGATACAAAGTAAGCTGGATAATTTTACAGGAATATTTTGGGCTTTTAATGCCAAACAATTTAATGAGGGTATGGAAAAAATAAAAGCTGAGGATAACAAGAGTATATATACTATAGGGGCTGGAGGATATATCCTGAAGAGTAGATTTGCTGAATATAAAGCTCTACTAAAAGAATTAAAAAAGGAATTAAAAAGAGAGCGGTTAGAATCTAAGAGGGCTTGACAAATAGGAAATCATGTGTTATACTTCAGTACTTTTGAAAAACAAAAACATGGAGGGTACAGGAATGGCTACAGGAAAGCATTGGTATAATTAAAGTTAACTAGTATCAGGGAGGGTAAGTAATGCTAAATAAAATTAAACAGTTGGCAGAAAAAATTGAGTTGCAGAAGATTACTAGATTAAGATTGCAAGGGCTAGGCTGTGAGGCTAATATAATAAATGTAAAAACTACAGTAAAGGAAGGTAAAAAATATATCAAGATTAATGTAGGGCATTCAGGATTTCTAATGATTGATAAGGAGGGAAATATTTTTGGTATCAAAGGGTATGGAGTTATACATAGAGGGCATCACTATGGTAACTTAGATACTATAAGTGAATATAATTGGGGAGATTATACACCTAGAAAAATATAGGTGAGCATAAGGATAGGTTAGTATAATAACTATTTTAAAATGTCGGGGAGGGCAGAAAAATGTCAAAGATAAGCTATGTTTGTAACTGCTGTGGTAAGGAAAGGATTGATATTATGTTAATGGATAATATCATAGTAGGTAATAGAACATTACACCAATGTTTTTCTTGCAGGAAATTAAGCGAGAAAAAATTCATACCAATTTCAGAATTCAAAGCAATTAATAAATATGATATAACTATTGAGGAGGGGATGATTAATATGTATATAATAAATCCTACAGTAGGGCATGATTGTACATTAGCAGAATTGAAAAGAGGATTAATTAAAGTTAATGTAATTGAAGAGGGAATTAAAACTATTGAATTTCTTAAGGAATCTTTTAACTGCTGTACTATAAGTATGAATGGCTATAAAAGATATTATCCAAAGTCTAGGCTAACAAAAGATATACACAGAGCTAATATAAACAGGAAACAAATACTACAAAGATATGTATAGGGCTTGACAAGTAAGGAATGATATGTTATACTTGACGAAACAAAACAAAGGAAGGTAAAAAATGTACAGCATAAAAATAGCAGAGGTAGATAAAGTATTTAGTATAGATGCAAACAATAGAAAGCAAGCTCTACAATTCTTTATAGAAAATAATGTAAGTATTACATTAGATACAGTTAGTCAAGATATAAAGAAGAGATTAGACTATTTAAGAGAGCAGGTAATCAAGGAGTGTATCAGTCAGGGTGAGATTTTAGAGTTATCATCTTTAGCAGAACATATAGAGAAGGGGGATGTTCTACTAGAGGAATGGGCTGGTATTCCTGAGACTACTAAGAAGTTTGAAGGATTAGTAATGAATTATAAGGGAGCTATTCAGGATAATGGTATAAGGATACAAGTAATTAAAGATTATGGAAATACTTGTGGTATTATATTCCTACGGACTAAAATGCAGACAGAGGTATTGCGAAAAAATTTATATTAGAGCCTTGACAAATCAGGAAAGATGTGTTATACTTGAGTACATTTAGAAAACAAAAACATGGAGGAGTGATATGCAAGTAAAGGATTTAAAAAACTAATTAAGAATATGCCCGACGATAGAGAGATTTTAATATCAGACTATAAGAGAGTATCAGGAAAGACAGTTATTAAATATACTAACCAGTGCTGTAATACTGAACATCAAGAAGAGAATAATGAATTATGGCTATCCAATGAAGGATTAGTTAAGGTGTAACAGCGAGGAGGACTTGACAAAATTTGAATCATGTGTTATACTTGTGAGAACAAGGAGGGGTAAATGGAAAACAAAATTATTAAAGCAATACTAACTAACTTAAGTAACTACAAAGAATCAGAGGTAAGACTAGAGAGGGTAGATAATAAGTATAGCGACTTGCCTACCTATTCTATCAAAGGTAGAAAAACTGTTTGGGGTACAAGAAAATTATTGTTTATGAAAACTCGCACCACTGGTAGAACAATGTCAGCACAGAATAGGTCTACCAATTACTCAGTCGAATTAATATAATAACACCGAGACATAATGAGGAGGATTTTATCATGGGTAGAAGCGTGAATTACTTAAATAATTCTGAGACTGTAATATATTTTACTGCTGATTGGATTAATGAGGATGAAGATTTCTATACTGAGAATTTTAATGATTTCCGAAGTAATTTAGAAGAAGTAATTATGTCAAAATTGAAATCATATACTAGGGAGGATAAATTTGAAGGGAATGAGGTAGCTATTATATTAGATAATGAATTATGTAATATAGGGTTATCTGAATACTGTGGATTATATTCTCTATCAGTTGCTCCTAAGGATACAGATTACCCAGAGAATAATTTTGCAGAGAGGCATGCTGAGGTAATAGAAACGACCTTAAGAAAATGTTTACATGGATTAGGTGCTAAGCTACTACAGCGACTAGGAACATTCTCTACAGGTTGTGGAGTATTCCAGGAAGCTAAAGGAGACATACTAGAGAACGGTGAGGTCGTTCTACCTAAGGCTTGCCAAATCGAAAAAATATGTTATACTTGATGAAACGCTACAGGAAAGGTTGATATGAATCAGGAAGAAAAAGGATATAAACAATATAATAATGTAGTACTAACTGGAGGTAAGGCAGTAGATAAAAGTTACCTTATAGATAACTCTAAATATCAAAGAAGATTCCAGTATACTAGAAAGAATTATTTTGGCAGTATACAAAAATATCAGGGAGATATAGTTTATTATTTTAATGCAGCTTGGGAAGAGATAGGACACTTTTGTGGTACTACTGACTATGGGGTGTTAAATACTGAACCTATACAGTGGGGTGATATAGCCCTAGCAAAATTAGGCTAGACTTGACAAAGTGAAAAAAATATGTTATACTTGACAAAACGAAACAGGGAGGGTTAAAATCATGGCTCAGAAAAAGAAAGCAAAGAAAAAAATCACTAAAGATAAAGGTAGGGATTCACTAACTGAAAAAAGTACTTACGCTAAGAAGGTAGATGTCAGAAGAAAGCTATCAGGAAAAAAGGGTTATCATTCAATCAACAAAGGAGATATAAAAAAATTACCTATTCCTTTGTGTCTGTTTCAAGATGCTTAATATAATATTACCCTAGAAGGTAGGTATCCTTTCGCCTACCCTCGCCCTTAACTATGCGGAGGCTAACTTAGAGGCTCAAAATCTAGGGGTCGTGTCCTAGACCTCCTACTAAAAGGATACTATGATAAAATTTATATTTAAATTAATAGGAATTATTCTAGGAGCTATAATAACATTTATATGTTTTCTCTGTAGCTCATTAGCTATTATTCTAGGAGTACTAATATTTTAAAGGTAATATAATATGACAGATATTGAAGTAATTAATTATCTAGGCTGTATCATGGTTATACTGCAAGTAATTGCTGGAGTATTAATTTCTAGTAAAGACTATAAATTAAGAGCTTATGGAGTATCATTTTTCTTCTCATGTAATATTACAGCCTTAAATCTTTATTATTTAACAGGTTTATTTTCAGCTCTATTAGGTGTATTAGTTTTTGTACCTATAAATATAATAAATTTCTACCGAACAATAAACAATTTAAAATAGGATATATTATGGATGTATATATATTAAGAAATACTATAACAAAGAGCATTATTATATCTACAGTAGCTGAGATACTAGAAGAGATAAACAGAGATAGAAGCGAGGATTGGGAAGATTATAATGAAAAAGATTTCATGGTAGGTTTAAGGGAATTTACAGAATATAAAATAATAGGAAAACTGAGGGAGGATACTGTGTCAGATAAAATTAATTATAAAGCCCTAACTATTCCAGGCTGTAAAGCACAAGCCATACTGGATAAAAGTATTAAGACTATATTTAAGGAGCTGCAAGAGAGTGGTTTAGATATATCAACTATTAAACAGGTACATGATGATATAATTATTGAAGTTAGAGAGGAGCATATACCTAAAGTTTCAGCTATATTGAATAAGAACCGACGAGAAGAAGAAGTCAGAAATTATAAAAAAGATATAGAAGCTGTTAAAGGTAAGCTAGTAGCTGAAGGTGTAGACTTTCAGAACTTTAAAAAATGTATATCTATTTTAGAGAGCTGTGTATGTAATAGATACTGCATAGAAATATATAGAGATTTTATATATACCTATAATACAAACAGCACCCCTTGACAGATTGAAAAAAATATGTTATACTTGCAAAGTGTTAGGAGGCTTCAATGACAGTGCTAGACAAATTAAAAATCTGGAAAATATATAATAGGAGACTTAGAACATTCGAGGATATAACCTCAGAAGAATTAGCCTTTAAGATTCAGTATGACTTAGTAAACTTAACAGGAGAATTTATCAAGGTGTCTAAACATGGAAAAATTTGGGTTGATGCGGAGGTAATCTATGCCAGCAAACAAAGAGACTTTACGAGCACAGCTAGATAGGATTGAGACAGAATTAGAAAAAGAGTTTAGTAATTATTCTAGAGACTATCTAGTAAGCAGAAGAAATTATTTACAATCATTATTAGGGGATAAATAATGTCAGATATTATATTCAGATATACAAGAGCGGAAGCTATTGATGATGGAGTACTAGTAGATTTATCAGAGATAGCGACTGAGGCAGGATTTAAATATCCTGTAGCTATTACTCAAGGAGTTAATACAGTACTAAACAATTTAGAAGTTGTCGGGCAGGATTTTCAGGGTAGGGCTTGGGATATGTTTACTATTTTTAAGCTGGAGATTAAAAAACAAACTGGAGATACAACTTATTTTGCTCCTCTATTTGCTAGGGCTAACAAGAAAGATAAGAATAAATTTATAGTCGAGCCAGTAGAGATGTATGCTAAGGTACACGCTGGAGACAATCCAAAACCAGTAATAACTATAATGATTCTAGGCGAGGATTAATTATGAAAACTATGCAGAGGTGAAATAAGAGACTAATGAATATATATAAAATAATAGAGAGTGTTGATGAGATAACAGAAAAAGATATTGAGATGGAGACTAGGTTTATATCTAAGTATTCTAAGAGATGGTTTCAGATAGATAAAGATGAAGAGGGTTACTGTATTTATGGTAGAGTTTGTGGAGATATGCCTGATTCAGTAACAGTAGGAGTTATGGTAAAGTATTGGAAAACACTTGCAGGTATTAAGAGAGCTATTAAAGGTTATGTAAAAACACGAGGCTGGGGATTTAATATTATTTTTCCTAGACCTTGACAAACCAAAAAAAATATGTTATACTTGACAAAACGAGGAGGTAGGATATGTATCGAGTAGTTAAACTATCAGGACAGCTTTACGCTAAAAAAATTCATAGTATAGGTTCAGATAGTGAGAATTTAAATGCTCATGTATCTATGAATGAACCAGTAATAATCTGTGAGGATTTAGCAGACTTAGAAGTATTTGATATAGATACGGAAGATATAGAGATTGTTGATTAAGGGAGGTATAATAATGGCAGACAAAAGTATATATGGCGGTATCATGGGATTCAAGCAAGCCTTAAGATATGTTCTTGATGTTCTATGCTATGCTTATTATGTCAAGGATGATAACTTAGTAGGAGATATAGGATTCGACCATCTAGAGAAGTTATATTGTAAAATGTTTGCTGTTGATACTTGCCCTGGCAGGTCGCAGGGTCGAGAGGAATACTATTCTAATGGTGTTAGGGTTACATATGCTTATATAGTGAGCCTTAGAAAAAAGAAAGTAGAGGGAGAGGCAAGTGATACTGAAGCTTAAAGATACAATGATAGATGTTACTAAGCAGGACTTTAAACAATACCTAAGTGTATTGCTATCAGGAGATTACAACTTAGATGCTATGGAAGCTTTGTATGCCTCTAAGCTTAGTATAAACACTTATCTAGCTTGTCGCTTACATTATGATGCTCTCTATTTAGAATTTTGTCATAAATAATTTGGAGGCTTAAAATGTTTTGGATAATAACTACAGTTGCATTGTTCCTAGTAAATATAAAACAATTATGTATCATGGTCAATCTATCAAGAGAATATATACGCCATGTACAGACAGTTAAAGACCTACTTAAAAAAATAAATTCTTTGGATAGAGAGATAAGTAAAAAGGATTCTAATATTAATAGACTAGATGCAGAACTGTGGGCTTTAGCAAATGACAAATAAATCAGATACAAAAATTATAGCTGACATTCTAAATCCTACACCTAAGATTAAAGGGTATACTATACGCTATAGAAAAGCTGGACAGTATATCTATTTCTCTGCATGGTATCAGGATAAAGAAACTAATGGAAAAGAATATAGGGTACATAGAAGTCAAGTACTCCACGATAAAACATTCTATAAACGAGAAGAATATATTCAGAATCTAGGTTGGTTAACTAAGGAGGATTAATTATGTGGGAAATAGTATTAGATAAACCTAAACCGCAGGTATTTGAATTAAATGAAACTAATTATCCTTATTCGACCATCTATGTATGCCAATGGGGTAAGAATAACCTGTATCAAAATATTTTAGTTGAGCGTAGAAATAAGTTTTTGTGGGAAAGTTTTTATATAGGGGATAAAAAGAGAACAGAGTATAGTAGTATAAAGTGTGCTATTAAGAGCAGACTAGAGAGAGGTTATCAGGTATACATGCTTAATAATAAAAAAGAATTCAAAGAGTTTATAAACTTTAAAGAAAAAGAATAAGGGGTTATACCTATGGGATTACCAAATAAACAGAATAGAGAGAATGCTCTAACAGGTAGCTTACTATTTAGGGATTCAGGAAAGAGAACAGAGGATAAGAGGAAGCTTATGTTTGTATGTGGATTCGTAGCTGTACCTGATAGGTTATTAATAAAGTCTGACTATATATATCCTATAGCAGGTATGCTTAATACAATTAATTCAGCTCCTATATTTAATATCTTTGTTAATCTTAAGGCTGTAGTTAATCAAGTTAAACATAGTGCTAAAAGTTTTTCAGCTTTATTAAAAGAAAAAATTTGGGAGGTTTAAATAATGTATATTACAACTAGAGTAGTTACATTTAATAACTATACAGGAGTAGTACCTGATATTATTATCTTAGGTAAATCAGAGACTTGCTCTCATATGGAAATGCACCTAGCTAATATAATACTTAAACAAACATCTAAAGATACTTTTACAATGATAAAAAATAACTCAGATAATTTTTCCTGAGACTTGACAAACTAGAAAAAATATGTTATACTTGCAAAGTGAGGTGAAGAGATGCAAATTAAAGATTCAGATTTAAAAAATATTTTAGGAAAAAGAATTAAGATAACAAAGATACATGATGTAATGGACGAACATCTAGGAGGCTTAACAGGAAAAACTACTAATCCTTTTAGTTGCTTAGGAGAGGGTTGTATCATTGGAGTCTTCTTAGACCCTACGGAGGGGGTAGATAGAGATATTTGTAACCTATCACTAGAGGATGAAATAGAATTTATTTAAACAGGAGGTAAGTATGGAATCAATTATAATTAATGTTGACCCTATGCTATCGGAAGTACAGACAAGAGGTATTAGGACTAGACCTATTAAATCTCTGATAGTATATGAATCAGTAGTAACTAAAGGTCAAGTAATATTCAAAGGTGTAGGTGTCAGGAATGGTAGAAATTTATGCCTAAGGATTCCTAAAAAAGTATTAGGTGAATTAGCTAAAAAAATATTAGCAGATAAAGATTTAGTTGACCTTCATAAGGAAGTATTAAACCAGAGGTCAGGTGTATGAAATTAAAAGATAAATATACTAAGACTGATATAGCAAAGTTTGACAGGTTAGTAACTGGCAGCGAGGCTAAAGGTTTTAATAACCCTAGTAGGAATATAGCTAGAGTACAACTAAATAGCTGGCTAGCGGGATTCACAGAAAAAACTAAGGATGCTATGTGGCAGATAGTAAAGGATATGTAATACTGTGAATAAAAATAAACCCTTAAATTTTAAATCTTTTTGTATAGAACATCTAGGATTCACACCCTCAAAGAAGCAAATAGAGATAGCTAAGATACTAGTACCTTATATAAGAAGCCTAGGTAAAGGCTGTAAATAGTAAAGGCTATGTAAATGAAAGAAATAGATAAGTGTAGATGTAGACCCTGTACTCTAGAAAGGATAGCTAAAAGAGCTAGACTAAAATATTTTAGAGAGCAGTATGGAACAAAAGTAAGTCGCTTAAGAGCTATGGCTACAGGTTCAAGAGTTACTAAACCTATTACCTATATAGGTAAAATTAAACGGGTAGTACCTGGATATGGCTATATAAGAGGAATTTCGTCTGGTAGGTTATCAGGGAAAATAAGCCATAAATCTAATATTCCTAGAACAATAAAGGTTGATATGTCAAATACAGCAGAATATAGATTAGCAATACAGGTAGTTAATATAAAGACAGGACACTCAGAGATTATCTATCATGAAGATATAGTTACAGAGGAACATGCTACTAAGTTTGCTCATGCTGTTAAACATCTATTCCATTTTATTAATAGTCATTGGTTAGGTAAGACTACCGAGACATAATGAGCTAAGTGGTTTCATAAATGAAAGTGTAAATTATGAGGATGACACATGAAGAGAAAAAATAAAGCAAGAAAAAAGTATTTAGAGAAACAGCCTATAAACTTTGGTTACTGGTTGCTGGTTCTAGATAATACAGAATTAACTAATAGCTTTATAGATAAAGGCGATTCAAGACAGCATAAATGCCTGTATGATACTCTTCAGTATCTCCAACAAATTGATAGCTCTAAGTATGACAGATTAGAAGGTTCTGTAATTATAGATAAACTAATTAAACTAGGGAGGTTAGACAGTGTATAATTATATAAAGATGCAAGCAGAAAAACAAAGAGTAACTGAGGAAGAGGGAGCTATAGCTGATAAGGCTAGGAAAGCTAGGAAAGTAATTTTAAGAAAACAAGGTAAAGTTGTACCTACTTATGAAACTCTTAAGGTTATCCCTAGAAGTAAACGCTCAAAAGTTACTTGCAATAGTCATGGGGTAGCTCTTATAAATGAATGCAAAGTGATAGTGGTAGATAATGCTTAAGAATAAAAAAAGATTAGCTAACATATTTATTGTTACGGTTATCTGGATTACCTGTGCATTAATAGCTATTACTATAGTAACTACTTATACGAGAGCTATCATAACTGTTTTAGATAATACAAGAATAATAATACTTGAGAGGTGAAATAATGTTTAAATATATGTTGAAAGAATTCGTACTAGCCTTGGTAATATCTATAGTAACAGTTTGTTTTATAGTTATAGCTTATGCTGAGGTAGACTTAAATCAATGTTCAGTAAATAATAATAATCCTGTATGCTCACAGACTATAGAAAAAATTGTTGAGCTAGAGGCTGTTACTGCGGTGCAAGAGGTAAAGGTTAAAGAGATAACACTTCGGGAGGTTGTAGCTGTATTAGTATCTCTCGTCGAGGATAAGCGAGATAGTGAGGCTTTAGAGATTATAACTTACTTTACAGATGAATCCTCGTCGGTAATAGTTAGTAATCAGAATAAACTTAAATGTGTCAATGGGCTATGTGCCCCAGAAAAAGAATGGAGATAAGCTATAATGTATACCCCTAGATTTTCTGTAGGTGATTGGGTAGAGATAAATAGTTCTGCTTGCGAGCATGATGGTCGTATTGGTAAAGTTATATCTGTAGCTATTAGAAGTAAGATGGGGTCGGATAGTGTTAGTAGAGTTATTGAGTATGCTGTGGTAGTTAATCATAGGCAGTATTGGTTCTATGGTAAATACTTAGAGAAGAGTCCTTACACATATAAGCGATTTAAATTAGGCTATCTATCAGCAGTTTACTGTAAGCTTAGAGGTAAGATTACTATAAGAATTCAGTTTACAAAAGGCTGGGATTAATGCTTAAAGATATTAAAGATAACTATGTTAAGATAAGACCAGTACATGATAAGTGGTATGCTGTGCACCTATTTACGGATAAGGTATTATATAATCCTTACACAGGGTATACGCATAAGCTATTAAGTAAATACTCTTTAGCGAGGGTTAAAGAAGCCTTAAAGAAACTAATAGGAGAATAATAATGCTACAGTACCTATGGATACCTTTTGCTATCGTAATGTATTCAGTCTATGCTTGGCTGACGAAACAGAATAATTTATATCAAACACCTACATGGTTTATTTGGATGTGGATTGCTGGGTCTGTTCCATTATGGAACATAGTGAGCAGAAATTCAACTCATCTATTGACAGATGGATTCTTATATGATATAATTATATTATTATCCTATGTTACTACAATGATTATTTTAGGTGAAGCTAAGTCATTTGTATTATGTCAATGGTTAGGTTTAGTATTATGTATTCTAGGAATTATCATGATGAAATTAAGATTATTTTAGGAGGAAACTATGGATATTAAATTTATGTCTGAGGTTAGAGTTACAGAAGGTTTTTATATAGGAGGTGTAGGTTCTGTTACTGAGTTTAGGGAGATATTAAATCACGAGGTAGAATATTATGTTGTAGGTACGGTATTGCAGGGAAGAGTCCATGTAGGTTTTAGTGCTTATATAAATAGGAATTACCTAGAGATAGCTTAATGCAATATTTAAAAAGAAAAATTACTAAGAATATTTATTTAGTATATGGGTTTACAAATAATAAACCTAGGTATAGTTTAATAGCTACGCTGAATACAAAAGTAAGAAGTACTTATATATATGGTTTACTTAGCAGGGAAGCACTAACACTAAAGGATTTTATTAAACTATGGAAATTTTTACAGGGAATAGTTAAAACTAAATACATTATATTTGAGGCTATAAATTCAGATGCAAAAGTATACTCAGTGTTTCTAAAACCTGTAAAATGTATTAGTATTAAAACATTTAATGGGCATCAAGCTAAAGAATTAAAGTGCCTAACGAATAGTGTAATAAGTATAGGTAATAAATAATATGAAAATAACTATAGTAATACAGGAAGATGAGTCTAAAATAAAACAGGCTATAGCTGATGGCTGGAATAGACTCGGAGGTGATGTTAAACCTGAGGATATAAAAGATATTAATAGGGATGATATTATAGGAGCTGTAAGCTACCTTGATAGCTCTTGTATAGCTATTATTATTGATAAAAGAAAATGAGAGTAAACTATTGGAGGAACGCATGAGTGATAGAGTAAAAAAAGAATCTAAAGCCGACCAGCTTAAACGCTGGAAGCATGAAGACTATTTAAATAATAAAAAGAAGCGAGCAGAGAAGCATAAGGAGTATAGAAAAAATAATCCTTGGGTAGCTACTTTTGTAAACGCAAAACAGAGATGTACAAATCCTAAGCTAAAAAATTATAGGTACTATGGAGCTAAAGGTATTCTATTTGAATTAACACTAGAGGAAATTAAAGAATTATGGTTTAGGGATAAGGCTTATAAAATGAATAGACCCTCCTTAGATAGGTTAAATGCAAAATTAAATTACAACTTTGATAACTGTAGATATTTAGAGTTCAATCTTAATGCTAAGAGACATAAATATCTTGAAGGTAGAAACTAAACCTAAGGAGAAGTAAATGAATTTAAAAATAAAAAAGATGCAGAATGAATATAGTATCGTAGAGATTAGAGAATTTATAAAAGCTAACTCTAAGAATCTTACTGATGAAAACTTAACTGACCTATATAAAATTATTTGTACTCAGAAAAAATCTAATGAGAAGTTTCTATTTGACTTACTAAACTCAAACATATTTCAATTAGCATACAAGGCTCTTAGGACTGAGAATAGATGTATTCAGGATATGAGTCTAGAGGATTTTTTGAGTGATGGTAAGTTAGTAAAAAGATTCGCTACTAAGATTCTAAATAATATGATAGTAATAAAGGAGTTTATAGGTAGGCGAGAAAACTCCAGTAAGATAGCTAAAATTAAGTATCGTAATAAAAATTTGACACAGCAGAAATAAATATGGTATACTTAGAGAAACTAAGGGAGTACTATGGAACAGAATGATAAAATTAATATAACAGAGCTAGGAGTAACATCTAAAGAGGTTATAGGTTTAGTAAAGCTTTTCCTAACTAAGATAGAGGTTATGAAACCTAGAGAGCGTAAAGCTATGACAGCTTACATTGAGAAACTTACAGAAACTAAGTCTGACTAGGGGGCTATATGAATTTAGTATTTTCGCCTCAGGTTAGAGGTGTTTGTTCTAAGTGCGGTAGTAAATTAAAGCTCGGGGGTTACATGATTATAGATGATGATAATCAAGCCTCAGGTATTCTATGTCATGAGTGTAAAGATATTGAGAATGAATTAAAGGTACAGAAAGCTCGGGTATCAGTTAAACAAATCCCAGGTATAGTTTTCTGGGTAAAACATTATCTAGTTACATCCTCTAAGAATATATTATTTATATCTCCTGTACTATCTGATAAGCAGGTACAGAGACTAGTTCTATGTAAAGATATTGATGTTTCTATTAAATATACATAAATTAAGGAAGGTAACATGGATACTGCATATTTTAAAATGATTGGACAGAAAACTTGTGGTAAATTAGTTTTAATAGCGGTTGTTGATGCGGAGTCTTTAGGTAAAGTACCCGATATTTTTGAGGTACAATGTATTAAGTTACCATCTACAGTTTATACAGGAACATATCCAACTCTTAAGATAAATACCGAAACAATAAAAGATATAACAGAAGAGAAGAAGGGATTAGGTGTTGATGGACTAATAACAGCAAGTCAATGGTATTATAAAGAGAAAAAAACAAAGGATGTGTTTGGTATTGGGTTAGCTAAATAACTATAAGGATATATATTAATGCTGTGTAACGAATTATTAATCAAAGAAATTAACTATAAATCAGCTAGACAAATAGCTATAGAAAATAATGTAACTCATTCTTGTATAAATTATAGGCTTAAGAAATTAGGTATAAGTAATAGTTCATTTAAATACAAGTCTATATTAACAAGAGATTTTTTTAATCTTCATTATGTTAAACATAAGAAATCACTAAGGTTAATAAGTAAAGAGGTAAATATAGTTAACACTATTGTATCTAAATATATACACAAATATGGAATAACATTACGACCTAAAGGAAAAGAAATACAAAGACAGACAGAATTAGAAGCCATTATAAATGGCGAAATATGTATGTGGATAAAGTGGAAAAAATTCAGGCTTGAAATTCTTGCTAGAGATAATAATAAGTGTGTTTACTGTAGTAAGATAGCTAAGATAATTCATCATAAAAAACCTAGGAAAATTAGACCAGATTTATGCTGGACTAAATCAAATGTTGTTTCTGTTTGTGAGAAATGTCATATGCATCAGGAAGCTAAAGCTCGGAGGGATAGAAATGCCTACAATTAACTGTAAGGAGTGCTCGCAATGGAAAAAATCCCAATCTCAGATGCAGTTTGGGAATTTTACGGAAGGTTCTGGAAATAAAAACTCAGATATTATGGTAATATTTGATAGTATATTTGAGTGTGATATTCAATCAGAGGAGATAGTATCACATAAAGTTTACAGGGATATGCTTAAAGACTTTCTTAAGTCCGCTAATAAAAGTATAGAGGATGTTTATATAACTACATTAGTTAAATGTTATAATCCCGATAAGAAAAAGAAACCTTCTAAGACCACAGTTAGAAAATGTTTCGAGTGTAACCTATCAAAAGAATTAGAAGAGGTAAAACCTAAAGTAATTATACTATTCGGAACTCCCGCAACTAAATATTTTATACCTTCTATGATTAATATGAAGCAGATAGTAGGAGAAGCTTTTTATTCTAATACTTACAAGGCTCATCTAATACCTATATATGACCCTTATTATCTATCTAATTTTTCGTCATCAGCCGCACAAAAAAGAAAAACTTATGAAGCTTTCGGGAAGATTAAAATATCCCTAGAAACAGGTGAGAAGAAGCATATACCTACTAAGTACTCCTCTAAAATAGCTGATATGGATATACTAGAAGATATTGTAGGAGTAGATTTAGAGACTACAGGACTAGACTATATGACAGAAAAGATTCTGACTATAGGTATCAGTGATAGGAAACATAATTTTGCATTTGATATAGGTGATAAAGGCGGTATACCCTGGGATAAGATTTTAAAGCTACTTAAAAAACGGAAGTTAGTATATCATGGTGCTATATTTGACATGCAGATGCATAAAGCTAGTGGTCATAGTTTAGAACATAATTTAGTAGGTGATACTAGATTACTACAATTTTTAATAAATCCTCTAGGAGGTACTAGTTTAGATTTTCTATCTCAGTTATTATTAGGTATTAGTTATAAGGATGAGGTAGATAGAGCTAAGTTATCTGAACAGACACCTGAGTATAGAAAAGAATATTGTGCTACTGATACAACTAATACGCTACAAATATTTTACATATTATACCCCAGAGTTAAAGCACAAGGTAGTATATTAGCCTATAAAGTTTTTATAAATATTCTAAAAGTATTATGTAATTTACAATTTAAAGGGGTACTAGTATCAAGAAAAAAGATTAGCGAGGTTGTTATATACTATCAGGATTTAAAAGATAAGGCAGAAGCAAATTTTAAAAAACGTCTTAAATTATCTGAGGATTTTAATCTCAACTCAACCAAACAATTACAGTCAGTAATATTTGGAGAAGATAGTAAATTAAAAATGAAGGCTAAAGTTAAAACAAAAACTGGAGCATCCACTAAGGCTGAGGTTATAAAAGCATTAGCAGAAAAAAAACCTGTACTAGGGAAACTTGTAGAGTACAGAACTATGAAGGGTCATATAGAGAAAGCGTTAATGTATCTCAAGAGTATCAGCGTAGATGGTAGGATACATAGTGATTTCAATATGTTCTCTAGAGATAGTTCTAGGGTGATGTGTAGGAAACCTAACATTCAAAATGTACCTAGAGATAGTAGGCTTAAAGAAATATTTGTAGCTCCTGAAGGTTACACTTGGGTGTACTATGATATGTCTCAGATTGAGTTTAGAGTATGGGTACATCTATCTAAAGACCCTAAAGGTATAGAGTTTATTAATAATGATAAGGATATTCATAGATACATTGCATCTAATTTCTGGAAAATAGAGGAGTCTGCTGTAACAGGTAAGCAGAGAGATATTATTAAGAGTGTTGTATATGGTTCTATGTATGCTAGGACACCCGAGAGTATAGCGGCTGAACATAAGATACCATTAGCGGATGCTAAACATATACAGAGAATATTCTTTAACCTATGTCGTAAAGGATACTTCTGGTTAAAACAAGTTGAACAGACAGTACAAAAAGAAAAACGATTAAAAACTCCTTTCGGTACTTATAAGTTTTTTCCTGATTTGGATTTAGCTATTGGTTATCGTAAAGAGGAGATGATGAGGTCAGCTAAGAATTATATTATTCAGAGCTGGGCTGTAGAGTTAGTCTTTATTGGTATGCATAAAATTTGGCTGGAGGTAAATAAAAGAGGTTTAGATGCAGGATTCATTCACCAGATACATGATGCTGGCATATTAGAGGTAAGAGATGACCAGGTAGATGAAGTAGTTGAGATAATTAAAGACAATGCTAATAATCCTATAAAGCTATTAGTTCCACTTACTTGCGAAATAAAATTAGGTAAGAGTTGGGATAAGCTAAAAACATTAGAGGAGAAAAAATAACATGCCTAATAAAAACTATGACAAAGAAACCATTGTAGCTAAGTTAATTAAGAATGGTTTAAAACCTAAGCCTAGCAGATATGATTTAAGATATTGGGAAGTCAAGAAAGATAAACCTATAGGAATAAAGCTCTGGGGTTATATTGATTTCTTAGGTCTAGCTGTTTGCAGAACTTTGAAATAAATTTGACACAGCATACACAGATATGTTATACTTGAGGTATGGAATTGAAATCAAATAGCGATACACTTATAAATACCGAATATACTAGTATAGAGGATAATACTAATCACAGTATATTACTTACAAATAAGAATTTATATATAGATAATATATTAGTAGGTAAATTTAAAAACTTAACTCTTACTAAAAAACAAATACAGCGTAAAAAATACTACCGATTATATAGACTAAAATATCCCTGGGATAACGCTAGAAGAGCTGCTTATGATAGATGTACTAGACCCGAAAATCTTACATATAAAAACTATGGCGGTAGAGGTATAAAATTATTACTAACTAAAAGAGATGTTAAAAAACTCTGGTTTAGAGATAAAGCTTATGAAATGAGTAAGCCCGCAATAGATAGAAAAAATAAGGATAAAAATTATATTTATGCTAACTGTAGATTTATAGAATTAGTAGAGAATATTATATTAGGTAATAACCGAGCAGTAAAACAATATACGAAAGATGGTAAATATATAAAGACATGGAAATCTCAGTTGGAGGCTGAAAGAGTCCTAGGACTTTGGAGAGGTGCTATTTCAGCTTGTTTAAGAGGCTACCAGAAAACCTGTAAGAATTATACCTGGAGGAGAACAAATGCCAAAAAAATCTAAAGATAGAAAATGTCCTGACTGTGGTGGAGAAATGTGGGATAATACAGTAGGTAAAAAGCCCTCAAAAAACTACCCATGCTTTAAGTGTATAGACTGTGGGAAGGGTGTTTGGCTTACTAAAAAAGAAAAAGAAGATGCAAAGAATAATCCTCAACCTCAAGAACAAGAACCTGAACAGGTACAAACAGGAGGAAAAAAAGTGGGAAATTATAATAGCTTTGGTAACTCAGTACCGCCATCTATGTATGGTGCTTGGTGTATGAATTTAGTAGTTGCTTTTGTAGGTCAGGGAAAATACAAAGATTCTACTGAAGCACTTAAAGATTTAAAAAAGATATTTAAGGGAGCTGGAGAAATCTATAATGTAAATGCTGAAGAGACAGTAATAGATAGTCCAGAAACTAATACACAGATACCTAGTGATGCTGACTTATTAGGAGAACCTGCTGACGTAGTGGGAGAATCCGATAACGTAGCAGAAGCAGATACTAGTAAACCTGTTAAATCAGATGATGATATTGATATAAGCGAGCTAGATACAGAATTTGATGACCTAGATATATAATTTATAAGGAGGTTATTTTGGGTAGAAAAAAGAAAGATGTTGTAGAGGCACTTACAGATGAAGCTATTAAAAGAGATAATTCTAAAGTAGAAACTAAAGAGGATACTAAAGTAGCTAAGGTTGTTTTAGGTAAAAAGAAACCCGTTAAACCAGACTCAGAATTAAGGTCTATTTTAAACTCACTTGAAAAAACATATGGTGAGGGAGTTATTGCTAGAGCTGATGAAATTCTAGATGCCGAAAAAGTACCTACAAAAGTATTACTACTAGATTTCCTACTTAAAGGAGGTATTCCACTATCTTCTATTAATGTATTCTATGGAGATGAGAGTTCAGGTAAAACTTTAATAGCCTTATTATTAGCGGCTGTATTTACCCAGCAAGGTAAACTAGTAGCTATAATAGACCAAGAACATAGCTACACAAATTCCTGGACTAAAAAACTAGGGGTTGATACGGATTACTTATATGTATCCGCACCAGATGATTTTGAGAAGGGTATAGATATTACAGACACCTTAGTTAGAAGCGGTAAATTTGCTTTAGTAATATATGATAGTCTAACATCTGCATTACCTAAAGCAGTTGTAGATAGTTCTTCCTATGATAAACATATGGGTCTACAATCTAAATTAAATACTGAGTTAATGCAGAAATTAACAGCAGCCTTACAACCTGAAAATTTAAAAAATCCTGATACCTATAATAATACAATCATAATTGCTATAGGGCATCTAAGGGAGAAGATAGGTATGGTACGAGGTAATCCTGAGATTTTACCTGGAGGACACGCTGTTAGGCATCATGCACATAATATTATTAAGTTCAAAAGAAGAGAAATTATTAAAGTAAAAGAGAAACCTGTAGGTAGAGCTATTAATCTAAAGGTAGAGAAAGCTAAATTTTCAGCACCCCTAGTTTCTGGTATTACTGAATTTCAATTTGAACCACCTAAGTTTAATAACAGTAAAATACTTATGTTATATGGAACACAGTTAGGATTAATTATAGCTACAGGTGCTTGGTATAGATACGGAGATATTTATGAGAATGGTAAAAAAGCTTTACTAGCGAAATTAAAAGAGCAACCTAAGTTACTAGCGAAATTAAAAGCTGATATTATAGCTAATATAAAATAGAGAGCCTACTATGAAACCTAGTAACAAAGAAAGATTATTCAACTACTACGCAGGTTACTGGATTATTAAATTAGGCTTGCATAAAAAATACGCTATTGATATTAGAAAAGATAACAGATTAGAGGTTAAGGCTGTAACTATTCAAGAGTCTTATAGACACTACACCATAGCGTTTAATACTAAGAATATGAATTATGAAAATGAGATTATACATGTTGTACTACACGAGATAGGACATCTATGCCACTATTGGAATTCTAAAAATAGGGCATACGAAGAATATTTTGCTGAGAGTTTTGCACTAACTACAGCTAAAGAGTTCTATCCTAAGTTATTTAAGTATATGGTTAAACGAACCATAGCTTTTGTAAAAGAAGATACAGCTAATTTAATGCATGTAGATGGCTATAAACGAGCACTGAAAACATTAGGTATAGATTGGAGATGAGTATGAAATTTAAATTCTTAATATTCCCAACCATTATAGCAGTTGCTATCTATGGTGTCATTAATATCTGCTATAGCTTTGGTAGACAAACATCAGTAACAGATGTTCCTTATCAAAATGTTATGGAGTCAGTAGCATCCTCGGTACACTATCGTATAGAACAGGCTAAAGGTTTTTCAACCTGTACTGGAGTAGTTATTAAAAATAAAAGAGATATAGCGGTAATAGCTACAGCTAAGCATTGCGTTAGTCCTGACTCAAAAATATATGTAGAGAACATATTAGTATCTAAGATTATTAAGCATCCTACTAGGGATTTAGCCTTAGTATTTCTATCTAAAGGGTTACTAAATAAAACACCTGCTAAAATACCTACACGCAAGCATCAAATATTCGATAGAATATACCATGTAGGTTTTCCTAATAGTATAATGTATTCTCAAGGAACAACTTTAAGACAGTCATATTATCAAGATATTGGATTAATTAAAGTTATTAAAGGCTGTTCAGGTGGCGGTGTATACAATATTAAAGGAGAGCTAGTAGGTATTGCAGTAGCAAAATTAGGAGACTTTGGATTGTATGAATCTACAAGAGCTCTAATGACTTTTGTAGCCGAACAAGATTTAGAGAAAATTATAAAAGAATTAAAAACTAATACTAAAAAATAGTTACCTAGGAGTAAACAATGGAGAAGCAAGAAAACAAACCTGAAGAAGTAGTACCAGTGCTAACACTAGCACAAAAGATAGCTAAACTAGCAGTGTTAAAATGCTCAGTTTTTGATAGCATGACTGAAGAAGCAGATTTAACTAGAACTTTAAATGCTCTACAGAAAACTAAAATGGAAAATATTAATACTATTAATAAACTTAATGCTGAGGTAAAAGCAGAATCAGAAGTAGTGGATATTAATGGTGCATAGTTGACACAGCAGGTGTTTATGTGTTATATTTAAAATAGAGAGGTACTGATGAAACGTATAATTATACTAACAGTTTCTTGCATACTTTTATGCGGCTGTACAGCACTTAATCCTTTAAATATATTCTCAGGGGTTAGGAAGTCAACACCTACTAAAGTACGAGAAACTAAAAAGAGTTCTGAGTACATTGATTACTCTAATAGAGTCTCTGGTGAGAAGTTAAAGATTAAGAGAACTAACTTAGAAAAATCAAATCAGAATACTAAACTCCAGGAGAGAGTAGGTTCTTGGATAGCTAAAAGAAGTATTGGATTTCTAGCTATACTATTCTTGATTAATTGGTTTATTCCTGGGTTTGCTGGTTGGGTTATCGGATTCTTTTTAAATGTAACTCGAAAAGGTTTACGGGAAACGGTTAATGCTTTAAAGAAATATAGAAGTACAGTTAGCACAGATAAGAAAGAAGAACTAGATAATTTTTTAAAAGCAGAACAGAGTAAAGAGACTAAAATAGAAATCGCAAGTATGCGATTAAAGGATTAGGAAAATCATGGGATTAAATCCAAATAAACAAATAGCTTATAGTGGTGGTGTAGATTTACCTATACTGTATGTATACCTAGCAGGGAGAATTGCAGGTAATTGTATTTATAAATGCTTAGCTTGGAGACAAACCATTATTAAGTATTATGCGGATTATAAAGGTACAGGGGCATACCCTATAGCATTTTTAGATGCCCTAAACTCTAAAGAATCAGATAGTATTGATGCTCAGGGTTTAACAAGCAGTATTCCTCCAAATTTAATATACCAAAAAGATTTACTTAGTGTAAGACGAGCAGATGTTTTAGTATGTTATATGGAAGATTTTATGGAAGAGGGTATTGAAGGATTGCTTGAAGAAAACATTGCTTTTGCTGAGACTGAAGAATTAGAAGACGCATATAATAAATTAGTCAAAGCTATTAAAAATCGTAGACCTAACTATGGAACAAACTCTGAGATGGCTTGGGGTTTAATTCTAGATAAACCTGTAATTCTAATTGCAGGAACTGAGAAGAGAAAAAAAATGTTGCAGCTTCATCCGTTTACCAAACAAGCTTCTGTTATAGTTGCTAATGTAGAAGAGCTTTTAGAAGGTAAATATTTAAATTTGTTATATAAATCTATTGCGAGTTCGGTATATTAGTAGATTTGTGAGGAGGACATATGGACTTTGATAAACCTATAACTATTGAGAACTGCTTATATAAAAGCTATGAGATAGGTAGTATGGAAGACCCAGCAAAGAAGGATAATGGTACAGGTTGGAGACAGACATTAACACCCGAGCTAGACAAGAGGGGTATATATGTATTCGACCCTACCAGAGAAGAGATTAAAAAGGTAGGTATGCCTACAGCAGAATTCATGGAGAAACTTGTAGGCTGGCAGAAGAGCGGTCATTGGACTCATTTCGTTGATGCTATGCGTAAGATATGGCGAGGAGTAGACTATACAGAAACTAACGAAGATACAGGAACTACACAGGCAGTACATATTTACGGAGATGTTAGCTATGTAGAGAATAGTGATTTTCTAATCTGGAATTTAGATGATGGAGATAAGCCTGGAGGAACTCTAATCGAGCTAGCAATAGCTTGGTACAGAGGTATTCCTGTATATCTAATTACACAAGTTCCTAAGACTCAAATAAATAAGAGTATTCTATACTTTGTTCTAGATAGTGGTAATGGTAAGGGTGAGATTTTCCCTACTCAATCTAAGCTTTTAGAATTTTTAGATGTTACATATAAATTAGAGGTTAAATAATTATGGATAAAAATATAGAAAATAAAAAACAAAAACCTTTAGAAGGTATTACAGGTAGTACAGGTAAAAGATGTACAACCATAGATGAAGTAGTATATGGTCAGTATGTATTAGTAGCAAAAGATTCTACAGGACAGAAAATATCTTTTGGCGTAGACAACCCAGGTAAATAAAGGATAACTAATGGCTAAGAAAAGCGAACACCATGACTGTGATTTTTGCGGTTCTCCTATACACAAGCAAAGACATATACTCCTAATACTTACTGAGAAGGATTTAGAGCAAGTAAAATATGGAAGAGCTGTTAGTAGTGCCGAGAAAGAGATTTGTGATTCTTGTAAGAATATTATCGAGGAATTATTTATACTTAGAAAAGAACATTTAAAAGATATACTAGCAATGATTAAAGATACATATGACTTATCATCAAAAAAATCTAAGAATAAAAAGAAGAAGAAATAACTGGAGGTAGTAATGGGTAATACTAGTAAGAATACTAACCCTAAGGATGCTGTAGGAACAGCTAAAGTACCTATATCGGTTCTACCTATGCCAGTACTAGGCGAGGTAGGCTTAGCTTTATTAGAAGGTGCAAGGAAATATGGTAGACATAATTGGAGAGTTGCAGGGGTTAGAGCTAGCGTTTATATGGATGCGGTTATGATACGTCATTTAGCTCCTTGGTGGGAAGGTGAAGATTTAGATGTAGATTCTGGTTTAAGTCATATTACAAAAGCTATAGCGGGTTTAATGGTTATTAGAGATAGTATGATACAAGGTAATTGGGTTGATGATAGACCGCCTAAATCACCTGCTGGATGGAAAGACGCAATGAATAAAAAAGCTGCGGCTATAGTTGCAAAATATCCTGATGCATTAGCTCCTTATACGGAGTTAGATTCTAAGGATAATACCGAGACATAATGAGCTAGTTAAGGAGTTTCAGTATGAAGGAATTACCAAAATACTTAGGTTCAAAGTCAACAAAAAAGATTGCTAACGAGAGAGAAGATACAGTTTATAAACATCTTGTTAGTGGTGCTCTTGATTGGAAAGGTGATTTCAGCGAAGCTAATACTCTGTTCGAGCATAAAGGCACTGAGAAGAAATCTTTATCTATCACAAAAAAAATGTGTGATAAATTAATAGAGCAATCTTTAGAGATGGGTAAAATAAATTCAGTTATAATAGTTGACCTACCAGATTATTATATTATCGGTAGAGTAATAAAGAAAGGATAAATAATGAACTTTGGTATTCCAGCACCTAATAGACAAAAGAATTCAGGGGATTTCAGATTAGAGTATACTGTAGATAGAGGTAATTATACGCAGTACAAAGATACGTTAGAGGATATAACAGAGTATGCATTTAAATTACTAGAGACTAATCAAGGAATACCTGTAGAGATATATAATCAAAGTGAATCTGTGTTAAATCAAGATGAAATTCTAACCCTATACTATGCGAGATAATAATGGATAAGCTTAAACCAATACATGATTTAGTTATAGGAGACCCGCACTATAATCAGAATAGAAAGAAAGCTATCAAGACAGCCGAGTTAAGCTTATTTAAATTCATAAAAGATTATAAGGCAGAACATAAGGTAGGTTTCAAATCTATAACTATCACTGGAGATTTATTTGATAAGACCCCTACTGTAGAGGAGCGTGTTATGTTCGCTAGATTTGTAGCTAATCTAAGACATGCGAGTAAAAGTATTATTTTTATTAAGGGTACAGATTCTCATGAGTTCACAAAATCAATTTACAATTATGAGGATATGTTACTACTTACTGATATTAAGGCTTACCAAGAAAATGAATTCACTAAGAGAAAAATTAGATTCGGTCATTATGAGCATAAGGGAAAAAAGAAATTCTCTAATGGTTACACATCTGAGGAAGGTGTAGAGCTTGAACCTGGCTGGACTTATGCACTAGGGCATATACATTTACCACAAGAAATAAAAACAAAACAAAATAAAATTATATACATAGGTTCTTTATATAGGACTAGTTTTGCTGAGAGAGAAGAGAATAAGAGAGTAGCTACTATAAGTACTAAGGGTAGTTTTACTTTCTATCCTCTAGAGTCTAGACCTATGTACGAGATAGAATTAAGAGGTAAAGAAGGTAAGTTAGGATGTAAACAAAAAGAATTACTTGCAAGTTTAGAGGAAGGTTCTGAAATAGATTTAAAAATTGTAGCTTCTTCTGATAGTCAGACAATAACAAAACTTCACAAAGCTATTCATAAAATAAAATCTAAGTTTAAAATTGAGTATTATAAACAAGAGATTTCTACAGAAGATATTAAAGTAGATATACCAGATAATCTAGACCAAGAAGCTTTAGGTAAGCATTACTGTGAAAAGAAAAAAATAAAGTATAACCTAGTGGATGTGGAGTTAAAAAATAATGGGTAAGAAAAAAATACTACAAGATGTTACTGAACTATACAGGAGTTACGATATAGAGCAGGTTGAGATAGCTACAGGTAAAACTGTTAAGCTTAAGAATACTACAGTTATAGGTATAGATGTTGCTAAGGCTATTACTGGTATATGTATATTAAAGACAACCGATACTAAACTTAATATAGTATATTTAGATACAATTAAAGTAGCTCATAAAGGTAAGGCTGTACATGCTTGTCTCGACGAGTTTGTAGTAGCATTTAAAGATTTTAAAAAGAGGTTACCTGTAGAATATAAAAAGCTAGACTTAATGATTATAGAAGACTGTCATATGAGGGCGGGAAAACAGGCTAATGTCTGGGTAGTTAAAATACTATCAAAGTATGAAGTACTGTTCTATATAGGTTTTAGGAAATATGTAAAAGATATACCAGACCCTATACAGGCTAGAAGTGCTAGGTCTAGGGTAGGTTTTAAAAAAGATACTCAGTCTAAAGTACCTGTTAAGAAACAGGTAAACTCATGGATATATAATACTTTCGACATAGATATACAGGACTTAGACCATTCAGACGCTTTTATATTAGCGTTATCTGGATTAATGGAAGTGAAATAATATGAAAAAAATAATTCTTAAAATGTTTGGTATCCATAAAAACCTAGAAGTAAATCTAGAGCCTGGAATAAATATAATTAAGGGCGAGAATAGGACAGGTAAAACATGGATTCTAGAATCTCCCTGCTTTGCTTACTTCGGGAAGACTAAGAGTTCTAAAATATCTAAGATAGTTAACTATGACGCTGAAAAAGCCTCTGTAGAAATTATAGATGATGATATGACTGTTAAGAGAAGTCGTTCAAGAGACTTAGCTAAGTTAGAGAAACCTACAAAGACAATACTAGAAGATAAATTAAATTTATCCTATCAGGAATTCTTACGATTATTTTATATATCAGCCCAAGAATCTTTTGCATTATTTGAACCCGCTTATTTTCGTACATTCCTAATAAAACTTTTTGATTTAGAAAAATATTCTAAGATATATAAAAAATTACAAATGCAGAAACAAGGGCTAGAAGCTCAGGTAGCTGAAGGTAAGAAAGTTAATACAAAGTTATACGAGAAGAGAGCTCAGAGAGTTATAGGTATACAGAAACACTGGAAAGATATTCTTATAAAGATGGATGCTGCATTAGATAAATATGATAAAGCATTAAAAGAACTTAATAATAGTAAATGGAAAGCTACATCTGGTGTATCTCAATTAAAATCTAGAGCAGGTTTAATAGCTAAAGATAAATGCCCTACATGCGAGAGACCTTTTAAACAGGCAGATAGTCAAAAAGAATTAGCGGAAATTAAAAAGCAATACGCTGAGATACAAACTAAAGTAGATGCTATAACTGTTAAGGAGTTAGAGTTCAATAAAGGCAAGACTAAACTAAAAAGCAAGCAGGATAAAGTAAGGACTAAGATATATAAATGTAACTCTGTATATGCTACTATAAAGGAGAGGGGTAAGGAGATACCAGCTACAGGTAATCTAAAGAGAATAGCCGAATTAGACCATGTATTACCTTTCTTTAACCCTAATGGCTTCCCTGCTCATCTATTGCAGATATATCTACCCGTTATCCAGGAAACAGCAAACAGTCTACTTAGACGCATGTTCCCAGATATGGAACTTGAGATAAGAGCAACTAAACCCGATAGTAATAAGCCTGACTTTAAAATATTTATTATTAGATATGGTGAAGAGGTTGAAGAGCTGGCTGACTGTAGTGGTGCTGAGACTATAATTATTAATCTATGCTTACGCTTGGGTATTATGGTTATATTTAAACAGCTCAACAATACATCTATAGATTTCTTAATGATAGATGAAGGACTTGATAAGCTTGACGAGAAAAATGTTTTAAGGATTATTGATTTATTAAATAAGTTTATGGATATGGGTTATATAAAGCAGGTAATACTTGTATCGCATATGCCTATTTTAAAAGAATTAGAAGGTGTAAACTACATAGAAATTTTACCTGAAGGAGGCACTGATGAAAGCTAATATGAATAGAGGAGGAAAATCTGTATGGGTAGGTTATCTTGCACCTGTAGGTTCGAGAGATGAGAGCGATTCTGTTAAAGGTGTATCGCATTTCTTAGAGCACATGATGTTTAAAGGCACGAAGAATAGAGATAATAATGAACTTAAAAGAGAACTAGAGCAATATGGTGCTAGGCTCAATGCATATACATCTGAGGAGCAGACAGTTTACTATGCCGAGATTTCAAGTAAGTATGTAGATAAAGCTAAAGATGTCTTACAAGACATGGTACATAATTCTATAATACCTGAAGAGGAAGTAGATAGAGAACGTAAGGTTATTATCCAGGAATATAAAATGTACGAAGATAATCCTTCAAGTCTTATTTATGACTTAGCTCACAAGGCTATCTTTAAGGAAGACTCAGGATTGTATCTACCCATTGTAGGAACGGAAGAAACCATTAAAAGTATATCTAGGGAAGATTTGCTAACTCACTATAAAAAGAATTATAGCGTAACCCCTGAGATTATTGTAGGTGATACAGAGACTATCTGCGATAACAATAAACTATCCTGTAGATTTACAAGAGAAAGTTTTCAAACAGATAAATCAGATGTAGTTAAAAAGAAAGCTGGAATATCTCAAGCTACAATGATTCTTACAGGAGGTTTTTACTTAGGTAACAGTGTTGTAGATGGATTTGCAATTAAACTATTATCAGGTGTTATGAATGGATTCTCAGGTAGACTATTTCAGACTATTAGAGAGAAACATAATTTAGTGTATACAACTTATTTCTATGTTGAGAGATTTAGTTGTGGTACTTGTCAATGGCATATATTTGCTAAGTTAGATGCAGATAAAATAGACTTAGCAAAGAAATTAATGTTAGAGGAATTGAATAAACCAATTACTCAAGAGGAACTATCATTCGCTAAGAATAAGGTTTTAGGCAGCATGGAGTTATCCTTAGATGATAGAGACTATATAGGTAATATTATTGCAGGTTCTATAGTAACAGGACAAAATAATTATAATGAGTATATTAATAATTATGCGGCTAATCTAGATAGAGCTGAACATAATTTCTCTAAGGTACTAGCAAAAATTAATGTAAATAAAAATAGATTAGTATCTATTATACCAGAAACAAATTAAATAGGAGGTTACTACGAATGGGTATTCAAATTAACTCAGTTACTATAGGCGGTAACTTAACAAAAGATATTGAACTAAGAGCTACACCAGGCGGTACATCTGTATGTGAGTTTGCAGTAGCAAATAACAATACCTATGTATCTAACGGTGAAAAGAAGTCAGAAGTATCTTTTATTAATGTAGTTGTATGGGGTAAGATTGCTGAGAATTGTGCTAAGTTTCTAAGCAAAGGTAAAGGTGTTATAGTTGAAGGTAGAATAAAACAGCAAACATGGAAAACAGATGATGATAAGAATAGAAGTGCGATTAAAATAATTGCTACTAAAGTCCACTTCACATCACCTCAAGACAAAGACAATATATCTAATGATAATAAAAATGATATGAAGGATTCCTCAGGTACGACATTGAATCCAGAGGATATAGCTTGGGATGATTAATATAATAACAGATATTAAGAAACTAAAAAAAGTTAGTAAGCCTGTTAAGTCTGAAGCAGAAGCTCAAGATATTGCTAATAGATTAAACTTAGCTTTATTTGAAGCCAAGCAGGGTTTAGGTTTATCAGGTGTTCAGATAGGAATAAACAAACGAGTATCTGTAATACATTATAAGGATACTCATCTAGTTTTATTCAACCCTAGAATTGTAGGTACTTGGGGCGAGTTTATTATGTTATCCGAGGGTTGTTTATCTATACCTAACCTGTATCTAAAAACTAGAAGGTACGAAAAAATAAGTATTATAAATGGTGATGGTAAACCCTATGTTTTTAATGGTATACTTGCTGTAGTAGTTCAGCACGAGATAGACCATATGGAAGGTAAGCTATTTCTAGATAAGGCTATAAATGACTAGAGAATTTAAAATAAAATTCATACAGACTCAGCTAACTACTTTAAGACTCTGTTTTAATTTAGACCCTATTGAATTAGTTATTTGGAATTCAATGCCAGCACCAGCATGCTTCAGTCCTATAGCACCTACTATATTTATAAATCCCGATAGAGTTGAAGATAGTAAATCTTACATGACTTTTATAGTGCTACATGAGTTAGGTCATGCTATCTATGGTATATCAGAATACAGAGCTAATAGATTTTCTTTCTGGTTTCTAAGAAAACATTACCCTAAATATTATGCACTAATTGAGAATAGAAAAGATAAGTTATTAAAAGAAGGTAGAAATATAATAGACAACCTAAAGTTAGGAGTAAACAATGGTAGATAATATCGTATTAAATAGAGCTAGACAAGGCATATGCCCTATATGTGCTCAACCGCTTGATAGAAAAAACGTCAATGGTAAGGTAGTATATCATGGTAACTTAGTAGATTACAAAGGTACTCCAGTTCTTACTTGCTTCTCTCATATATGCCCTTCTGAGAAATTAATATCTTCAGGTGAGTATATAGCAGTTGATAGCCAGCTAGGAACATACACAAAAATAGACTAATATAGGCAAAAGATGATAAATATGTACACCTAAGTGCACAAATGTGCATCTTTTTTACCTAGTTGTGCGTCTTTATATACAAGAGGTTACATTACTATGTCCATAGAAGTAAGTAAAAAAAGAGGTGTTAGGTACTACAAAGATGAGGATAAGGCTACAGGAGACCTACCATCCGTAACTAGTATACTTAATTTAATACCTAAGCCTAGGTTACAGAAGTGGGCTCTCAAACAAACTATAGACTTTCTGGTAAGACATAAAATATTAAATCCTCAGATAATAGCCAAGGCTTATGGCTACCATTCTAAGCTTCTAGATAGCCTAGCTACTAAAGGTACTAATAGACATAAACAACTCTGTGATTATTTAGAAGGTAAAGAAGTTACACATGACAAATGGTTAAAGAGATTTATAGTTTGGGAAGAGGAGAATGATTTTAAAGTAGTATCTATGGAGGTTTCCATACTAGATAAATATTTAGGCTTTGCAGGTACTATGGATTTAATAGGAACGGTACATGGTGAGCCTATAATAATAGATTTAAAAACTTCCTCTGCTATTAGATTTTCTCATAAAGTACAGCTTTGTGCTTACAAATTACTGTTAGGGTGCATAGGATATAAATTAGGTGTTCTAGATATTCCTAGAGATGCAAGTAAGCCTAAATGGTACATACTTACAGAACCTGAAGAAGAGGAATACACTAAACTGTTTTTAAGCTGCTATGATTTATTTAAACAATTAAATGCTGTAGGGGAATTAGAGTTGTAAAACTTGACACAGCAGAGAATTATATGGTATACTTGGAGAGTAAGATAAAGGAGAGGACTATTATGATTAAAAGTTTCTGGTCAGAAGATAAAATTGAGATACTTATCACATACCTTAAAAATGGTTTAAATGTTAGGACTATTTCTAAGAAAATGAATACAACGGTAGATGCTGTTTATGCTGCTATGTCTAGGTATGAGTTAAAGAAATATGCTATGCCTAAAAAAGCCTCTACACCTAAATTTTTAAAGACTACTAACTTCGAAGAGCTAGATGATGAGCAGTTTGATTTAGCGAAAAAGCAAGCAAAATTAGATTGGAAAATAGCTAAGCCTAGAGGAGCAAAAAAATCTAGAAAGGGTTTAGAAATCGCATTGTTTGTACCTGATACACATATTCCACATCATAATGTTGCTGCCTGTAAATCAATCATAAAGCTTATGGATGATATTAATTTTAATACAGTTGCTATTGTTGGGGATTTTATGGACTTAGGTTGTATAGGTCATTGGAATAGGAATAAACATAGAACACTCGAACTGAAACGATTAAAGAAAGATTACATAATAGGTAATGCCTTATTAGACGAAATTGATTCTAGAGTAGATAAGACTTGTGATAAACATTATTTAATGGGTAATCATGAAGAGTGGGCTGACCAGCTTCTTGAAGAAATGCCAGCTCTTGAAGGATTAGTAGAACCAAGGAGTATGTTAAAGCTAGACGAGAGAAATTATAAAGTACATAATTATAATGAGTTAGTTAAATTTGGGAGACTCCATGTAACTCATGGAATATATGCGGGAGCAAACCCGATTAAAAAACATCTTGATGAACTTAAGGTTAATATTCTGTTTGGTCATACTCATACCTTAGGTATGAGACTAGCATCATCACCCGCTAGGGATATTGCCTTTGCGGGTTATAATATTGGTTGTGTTTGCGACCTATCACCTGATTTTATGAAAAATAGACCTAACGCCTGGACACATGGTTTTGCAGTAGGCTATTTCTATCCTAATGGCTATTTTGATATTCAGACTATTAGAATTGTTAAAGGAAAATTTATTTTTAATAACAAGATATATGATGGTAATATTTAGGAGGCAACAATTATGACAGATAAGATAGAATTGACTAATCTTAAAAATCCAGCATCTAAAGTTATTAAGAGACTTACAGATGAAGCAATTAAAGAAAAATATTGGGGTGTATGCGTTTTGAATAGTAACACCCTTATAGTTGATGCTCGTCGGAAGTATCTCAAATCAGATATTAAAATTATAACGGTTGCAGGGTTTCCCCCTGTAAGGTTATATAATTTAGTAAATAATAATCCTATGTATCAGTTCTCTCTAGGCTTTTATAATAGAAAAGCTTTTTCGGAGATTAGGAAAATATGTAATAATCCTGTAGTAGACGAGTTAGATGTTGTGTTTCCTATGGCTATGTATTATGGTGGTAAAAAGAAAAGAGTAGTTTGGTTGCTTAGAGGAATCAAACAAAAATTTAAAAAGACAGTTAAAGTTATTATAGAACTAGGAACTATATTTAAGCAAGAAGAGAATATTAAAGAAATATGTTTCCTATTAGAAGAAGCGGGTGTAGACTTTGTAAAAACAAATACAGGTCTAATAACTCAGAAGTATGAAGATTTAGCTGACCATATTCAGACACTACAGCAGTGTACAAATCTACCAATTAAAGCCAGTGGAGGTATTAGAACCATAAAGCAAGCTGAAACATTAAGCTTACTAGGAGTAGCTAGGATTGGTACAAGTGCATTATCAGAGGAAGAGGTATCATAATGGACTATGGACTTACACCTGAGTTAAATCAAATAATAGATTATCTTTCTAATGTATTTTCTAAGTCTATAAATTCACCTGTACATCAGAAAGCTGACCTAGCACAAGACCTTATAGTGCTCTATCTAGAAAGACAACAGGGTAAGGATTTAATAGAAATTAGAGAATCTAAAGATTATTGGTTCAGGATTTTCAAGAACTATTTAATCAGTAAATATAGGAGTATTATAAGTGAGAAAAAATTACTGGCGAAGATTGAAAAAGAAGAAATATTCAATCGAAATTCCAAAACAGATACAAAAATATTTGACCTCTAAGCAGCGAGTTTTACTAAATATATTTGCAGATAATAAAAGTATAAATGACCTCGCTAAAGAAACTAAATTATCTAGAGAAGAGATTCTATTCCAGATAATGCTTATAGGCAGAGGTTTAGCTTATTATGAATTACTAGAGACTAAAGTAATTCCTGATATAGAAGCTGATAAATCTGAGGAGTATATGCTAGGATGGAACTCACTTAAACAAAAAATAACTGAGGGTATACAAGATGTCAAAATCAAAAGAGATAAATAAAAGACAGTCGAGAGAACAGTCCATAAGACGAGAAAAAGTAAAAGAACTTTACCTTAAAGGTGTTCCAGGCTCTAAGATAGCTACTACATTAAACGCACATTACAATACTATAGTATCTGATTTAGATTATATAAAAACAAACTATCTAGAGATGGCTATAAAAAATCCTGCGTTAATACAAAAGCAATTCGCTAAGGTCGAGGAATTACTAGATGAAGTAACTATGGTTAAGAATCAGTACTGGAAAATTTTAAATGAGATAGGCGAAGAGAGGGAAGAAAAACAAGAAGCACTAAAGGAAAAGTATGAACTAGATATGATTGCTTCAGATGCAGATAAATCTAAAGATAAAATTATTCCTAAACTTAAAGTAGCCCCTAGAAATTTCTCTACCAGATTAGAAACCTTAAGAGCTATAATGACTAGAGTTGACCATGAGGCTAGATTACTTAATTTATTTAACACTGGTACGATTATAGAGAAGAATTATGTATCTATGGATACTCTGAAACAAATCATGAGTATTTTTAAAGGTATTATAATGGACTTAATACCTAAAGATAAACAGAGTTTTGCTATACGCAGAATGAAGACAATAGAAATTAAAGGTATTAGCCCTGATGATATTCAGAAATCCCAGAAAGCTGAAGAAGCTGCCGAGCCTGATACAGTAGAAGAGCTTAAGGTTGAAGAACCTCTAGAAGCTACGGGAGAATTTACACCTATAGAGGAAACTACTGAGTCTGTTATAATAGATGAGCCTGGAGTTGTTCAACTAGAAGAACCTGAAGAACCTGAAGTAAGGAAGATTACCGAAGGAACTAAAACTGAAGAAACTTTTGAAGACTTAGATTTTGATACTCTTTAAGGAATACAATGGATAAAAATATATTAAAAAAAGAGTGGGATGATTTTTGGGGTACTACGGAGGAGTTAGCTGTAAAGCGTAACTCTAAATTCTGGATAACACCTGTACCTGCTAGGGTATTTTTTGAGGGTTGGTTAGGCTTTAAACTATTCCCGAGACAATATAAATTAATTGAGAAAGTATTTGCTAAAGATTTTAAGAATATAGATAATGTATTACATGAGTTTGTTATAGCTTGGGGTAAGCGTTCAGGTAAGGATATTGTTATAGCTCATTTGCTATGCTATCTTATCTATTGGTTACTTTGTTTGAATGACCCTCAGGATTATCTAGGTATACAGGCAGGAGAGCCTATAGATATTGTTAATGTATCCTTTGATAAAGACCAAGCTCTATCTGTTTTCTTTGAGAAATTTACAAGAGCTATAAAAGGAGCTATTGACCCCGCTACAGGAAAGAACTTCTTCAAGTCAGTAGGTATGGATTTAGATAAGGATATTCTAAAAACATCTGTTCTGTTCCCTAAGAATATACGAGCATTCTCACTAAACTCTAAGGAGTTTAAGGCTGAGGGTAAGAATATAGTTTTTGCTGTTTTTGATGAGATAGGTTCTTTTAGATTCGATAAAGCCGCAAAGATTCGCAGACATATTAAATCAACAGCTAAGCCAACATGCCCTAAATTTTTTAAGCTATTTTATATTTCGTTTTTAACTTCAGGTAATGATTATATGGCTTACCTCTTAAGTATAGCTAAAGATTTAAAAAGTATATTTATGGATAGAGCAGCTACTTGGGATGTTAGGAGCGGTAGAAATTGTCCCCAAGAACTAACAAAATATGTAGTACATAGAGAAGACTATCAGGATGAATTTGATGAGGATGCAGCTAACGCTATGTTGATGTATGAATGTAAAGTGCCTAAGTTCAGGTCTAATGCATTTATAAAACGACCTGAAAGAATTATGGACTGTGCTAACATGGATAGACCTATGCCTTTCATAGGGTTAGATAGAACTATTGAGGAAGCTACAGACAATCCTTTTGATGATTTCTGGACAACAGATTTAATGTCAGAAGAACTTGAACCTTGGTTCAAAAGAAACTATACTTGGGAAATATATAACTTTGAAAAACAATATGAGAAAAATCCTACTGATGAATTAGCAAACAGAATTAGAATAGAGAAGGAACGCCATGCTGATGCTGAATACTTCGTGCATATTGACCTTTCCAGAGGTGTAGTCGATTGTGCTGGATTAGTACTAGCACATAGATATAAGGTATTAGATTCTACAAAAATATATACAGATTTAGCTATACAAATACGAGCACCTAAAACAGAAGATGAGGTAAACCATGAGATAGACTTAGAACTAATCCTAGATTTTGTTATTAAAATACTTAAGCAGAAAATGAGATTTAACATTGTTAAACTAACTGCGGATGGTTGGAATTCTGCTCTATTCCTAAACATCTGTAATAACAATGGTATACCAGCATCAATACTATCCTTAGAAAAGAATTCAGCACCTTATGAAACACTAAAGGATTTTATATATAGAACAGATATAACATACTATTTTTATCCTACAATAATTAGAGAACTAACTGAGTTACTAGTTAAGGATAATAAAAAGATTGACCATCCAGCTAATAGTCAGTGGAGAATGCGTGAAGAGAGACTACCTAGAGGAAGTAAGGATGTAGTTGACTGTTTAGCAGGGGTAGCTTATAGTATAATGGAAGATGATGATGGTGATAATGAGCCGCTAGCAGGGGCAGCAGCATAATAAGAAAATAATAATTTAACAGATATATTTAGGAGGATTAAATGGGAAAGACAGTTAGAATAAAAGCTAAAAAAAAGATTGTTAAAACTAAGACAGATAGCAAGGTAATAAAAAAAGGTTCTAAGAGATTGTATCCAGTGGAACAGGTTACTGATAGAAAAACAGCTTCAGGCTTCGGTTCGGGTGCTTCTATCTATAAACCCTTAAAGAAATTATCTGCAACCCAGATTAGGAATTTAATCCTAGAATCATTTTGGATTGATACCTGTATCAATGTAATAGTTGATGAGGTTATAAAATATGACCTTAAAACACAACCTACTAATAAGGCTATTGATGCTTTTTTAAAATACCCTAATAATAAAGACCCTCTCATGATTATTAGAAAAAAATATCTTAAAGATATGCTAAGATATGGTAATGGTTGTTGTACTATAAAATATAAAAGACGCAAACCAGCCGAGTTAGTAGTAGCTCCAGGATATTTATTAGAGATGGATTCTGATAATAATTATGTATTTCAAAGCCAAGCAGGTTCAGGTTATCTATCAGATAAAGATGGTAAGACTCTTGTATTTAAACCTAAAGAGATTATGCATTTCCAACTAGATGCTGATAGTGATTCTACTATGGCTCGAAGCCCTATAGATAAAATATATAATATGGTACGAGCAGATGTATCTATAGCTAGAGAATTAGCTAAATTTGTTGATAGAGGATTTTTTCTACCTAGTTTTCTGTCGCTACCCAAAACTAACAAAAAGGATGTTGAAGAATTTGTTGAGTTTGTAAATAATATGGTATCTGAAGGTTCTAAGATGTTTGGAATTAATAAGGATGCTAAAGTACAGGAGATTAAATTCTGGTCTGCTAAAGATATTATAGGTGCTCATAATTGGACAGGTATAAGCATTGCCAGTGTATATAAGATACCGCCATTCATGGTTAACTTAGTAGCAGATACAGGCTCATTAAATGCTAGAGAACAGGTAGCTAGATTTAAAGAAAATACTATCTTACCTATACTTAAACTAGAGGCTTATATCTATACAATGCAGCTAGCTAAAAAAGGTTTCAAGGAAATGAAATCAGAAATTGTAGCACCCGAAGCGTTAACACTTATGAATTATAATAGAGCTAGAATAGCTAATATGCTATCAGGTACAAAGCAAACTGTAACAGTAGATGAGGTTAGAGATTTATTCTTTGGTTTAGACCCTTTAACTGATGACCAGAAAAAAGAAATGTCAGAAGAATAATTATAACGAAAAAAAGAGAGGTATACTATGAGTAATATAAGTGCATATGTAGAAAAGTATAACAAGGATAATTCTGTAGCTCTCAATAAGATATTAGAGAAATTGAAACCTACATTTAAATTAGTTAGTACACATAAAACTCAGTTTGTTACTATTGATGCTAATCATATGTCTACAATTAAAGATTACCTAACTAAGCTAACAGGGGCTTATATGGAACTTGTAGATATTCACAGTAAAATATGCCATCTAAAAAAGAATAAAGAACTAGCATATTATTATGGCAGGAAATTAGAGATAGAGGCTGAAGGTGATAAATTCGTTTCAGCTCCTGTAGACAAGGAATCTAGTTTAGCTACAGCAGATGAAAGAAGAGTTAGGGATATAATTAAAGGTAAGCTAGATGGTTGCCTTGAAGGTATGCGAACATGCAGAACTCTTATTAATGAAAAACAAATTGAGGTTTAATTACTTAGATAGGAGAATACAGTGGCTGATAAACCTGTAATGACTTTTAAAATAGTGCCCTATGATGCTAAGACTATTGAGATTCAAAATCTAAAGGTAGATACTTTCCGTAAGGATGATGTAATTATAGTTAGGATTCCTAAGGATGTAGCTCCTGAAGCTATACCTGATTTTGTAAAGCAGATAAAACCTGTATTCATGGATGCTAGTATAGTTGTAGTCGGTAATGAAGTAGAGTTTGCTAGATTAGTTGAAATAGAGAAAAAGGATTAATATGCCAAATTATGAATACTGTTGTTCTAAGTGTAAAAATACAGCTACTAAATTATTAGTTGTATCTAAAAGGAACGACCCTCAACCCTGTGATGAATGCGGAGCAGCTATGGTTAGACAATTAGGAGGTAGTGGAGGTTTCATCCTTAAAGGCGAGGGCTTCTATCAGAATGATTATTCTAAAGATAAAAAATAAAGGAAAATAGATAATGAAAAAATCTGAACTAACACCTATGACAAAGGCTATACTAAAAGAATTAGTAGAGGGTAACAAAGACTACCAAGGCAGAACTTATAGTTTATATGAATCTGTAAGAGGTAGTAAATGTGAACATCTCGTATTTATATTAGATGAGACCACTGGCTTCGGTTCTCCTGTGAGTTTACCAGCTATGGAATTAGCACTTATAGATAAGCCTGTAGTTATTCGCATTATGCAAGGAGTCTTAGATTTACTTATTAAAAGTATAAAAAAGAATGAAGCTCATATACCAAAAAATCCTAAAGGATACTTCAAAGAGAATCCTATAAAGGCAGGGAAAAAAGAAGGTGTATTTTCCTATGAAGAAAAACTAAAAGGCAAAACAATAATAAATCACTATTCATGGAAACATATAATTCTTAACAATAGTCTTATTGTGCCTGGAAGAGGCTAATTATGTTTGAAAAAATAAAACGATTATTCTGTAAGCATGATGTTATTCAGAGTTATACGTTTACAGATAAGGTATCTTTTAATCTACCTAAAGATGCTAGATTATTTACGGTAGTAGGTAAATTTTTAATGGTTATATATAAATGCTCTAAGTGTAACAAGGTTATCACGAAAGAAATACTATATGAAAATCAAACAGCTAAGTAAAGTCAAAGAGTTAATAAAATCTAAATTGCCTGAATACTTAGATTCCCTTGGATTAATAATCGAAGGTAATAAAGTACAGTGCCCTAATTCTAAGGCACATATTAATAAAGATACTGGTAAACTCTCCGCAGCTTTCCTCCCAAAAACTAATAAGTCTTTAATATGGTGCTTTGTTGAAGATAGGAAATTTGATATATTTGATGTATACAGCATACATACAGGTAAGGATATATTAGGTAGAAATTTCTATCCTGCAATTAAAGAATTAGCTAAGATGTTTGGTATACCTATAAGTGTAGAAGAAACCTATTCAGTTAAAGAGACAGCTAAGGATAAAAAGAGAGAGGCTTTAGAGGAGCTACATAAGCTAAGTCTTAAGAATATAAAATCAGGTATAGCACTCTACAAAGAGAGAAAACTTAATACAGGTAAGATTAAACAGTGGAAGATTGGATTCATATCTCCTGACTTAATAACTAAAGAACTAAATACTAAGTTCAAAAATATTTTTGATTATAGTCTTAAAGCTGTTCTTAATTATCCTACATTAGTTATACCTACATTCAATGAGGATAATCAATATGTAAGTCTGATACTAAGACAATTCGGTTGCGGTAAGAATGATAGATATTTAAATCTAAGTATGGCAGGAACTAATTTATTTAATATTAATAATCTTAGAGGTAATGATTATTTATATATTGTTGAGGGTGTGTTTGATGCTATTGCTTTGTATCCAGAAACTAATGTTGTAGCTGTATTAACTAATTCATTGCAAGACGAGTCATTAGAATATCTTGCTAAAACGGATTACAAGAAAATCACAATAGCTCTAGATGCCGATAACTGGAAACAAGGAAAAGACAGAGATGGTATATTAAAGACAATTATAAAATTAAGGAATGTTAGGGCAGATGTAGATGTAATTAAATTACCTGAAGGATTAGACCCTGATGATTATATTAAGGTTAATGGTTTAGATAAATTTAAAGCTTTAGAAACTCTTACAGCTATAGATTATTTAATAGAAAATTTCCAAGAGAAGCTAATACCTATAGAGGAAATATATAAATATGTATCTGGGTGTCCTGATATTGTTAAGCGAGAAGAATTAACAAATGTAATATGTAAGAAATTAAGTCTAAGTAAAAGACAAATAGTTAAAGCTATTGATAATGTTGAAGTTAATAATGATACTATAAATCTTGTAAGCTATGTAGAAGAGAAAGAACACTACACAAATATGCTTGAGGATTTCACAGAGTCTGCTTGGTCTAAAGAATTTCAAGGACTAACAACTAACTACCCGTTATTTGATAGCAGGGTAGGGGGTTTTGAAAATACATTTTATTTATATGTAGGCTTTCCTGAAATGGGTAAAACAGCTTTTCTATTAAACTTTGCATTCATGCTAGCAACCAGACCCGCCACATATGTAGCTTTCTATTCCTTAGATGATGGGGCTCAAAGAGCTATCATCCCTAGGCTAATGAGTATGGTATCAGGTCTATCTACTCAGGTTATTAGAGACCCTTCACCAGACATACAGGAGAGATGGAATAAAGGTATTAAGAATATGCACATGCTTAAAGATAGTCTAGCTATTAAGGATGGTGGTGATATTCAATCTGTAGCCGACTTAGATAAATATATAAAACTACATTACAATATAGCTAAGGAAAAAGATAAAAAGTTTATAGTTATAATTGATAATGTCCATGCTCTATGCTCCTCCTCTAAATTCGAGGCTAATGAGAATACTCAGAGAGTAGCTAAGTATCTGAAGCATATACCTCAGATTATGAATTGCCCTATTATAGCCACTGCTGAAGTTCCTAAGTCAGCAAACAAATTACCTGAAGGTAAGGATATTAAAGAATCCATTGACCTATGGTATGCAGCTAGATTTGTAGGAGGTGTTGTATCTGCGGGTCATGGTAAAGGTGAGTCAAATCTATTATGGAGACCTGATGCTGATGAGTCAAGTGGTAGGATGATGCCTATAATACAGTTACATGTATCTAAGAATCAGACAGGTCATTTATGGCATGGTGATTTATATTATAAATTAAATTGGGATAATAATAAATTGATAGAGTGCACTGATGAAGAATCTAAGATATTAGATGAAGGTCAGTATCTATATTAGGGAGTTGTTATGGAATCTATAAAAGTAAAAGAATTACATCCAGGTATATTCCATCTAAAGTTCCAGACACAATATTGTGAGACAGATACTTTTATGCGGTTACAGGAATTCTATGAAAGCCCTTTCACAACTATTCGAGGAAAGTATTTTTCAAAAGAAAAGTATATGGATAGATATGTTAAGGAGTATGGTAAATTCGACTACCTAACTAAATGGTCAGGTTTCAATGTTCCTGGGAATATTGTATTTAAATTCTTTACTCTATTTAACGACTATAATGATTTCACAAAGAAGGAAGTTAAGCTAAGAAAGATAGTAGGTAAAATATCTTCTCAGAGAGTTAAGTATTATATAATAGCTACACATATAGATTCTGATTTAAATCACGAACTAGCTCATGGGTTTTACTACCTATATCAGGGCTATAAACTCCACATGGCTAAGCTAATAAAAGAATATAATAATACTCAGTTATTCAAAGAGCTTAGACTTAAACTAAAAACTATGGGATACTGTAAGGCTGTTATAGATGACGAGCTACAAGCATACCTAGCAACTAATACAGAGACATGTTTATTATCTATCAGTAGATTTAAAAAGCATACTAAGATGTTAAACGAATTTAGCAATATTTTTAAAGCCTATACAAATAAACAGGGAGTGTAGAATGCAATACGATATTGGAGATATGGTTATAATTAAGAATAAGGATAACAAGTACTATCAGCTTAATGGTGTTATTGTAGACTACTTTGACGAGACCTGTATATATGAAGTTAAATTTACTGAAGATACTTTTGGTAGGTTTACAGTCGAGGATTTAGCCCCTGACTCAGAGGAACAAGAAACAACAGAATTGAGACAATCATGACTTTAACACCTGTAAGATTAGCCTGGCTATTGAAGCAGGGATTTAAATATGATAATAACAATCACTATGTATTGTTTGATTTAAAGAGTAAACCTGTACTAAGAATAAAGGCACTAGTATTAGAAGTAGCAGAATCAGAATGGATTGTAGTGCAAGAACAGTTAGCGATAGTTATCCAAGAGTTAGGCGGTACTATAAGATGATTATAATTACTATAGTTCAATGTGTTATAGTTGCGGCTATCTTATCATGCATATATACAGCAGGCTATATAAATGGATTTTTTAGAAGAGACAATATTCTAAACAATGTGATATACGATAGAGCAGCTAAGGATAATTATCATACACCTGAATTAGTTAATGATGAGGCTTTCAATAACGATAATACTCTAAGACAGAGTGCGAAAATAAATAGCGAATTGATTGACACAGCATAGTTCGATATGGTATACTTGAAGTATAACGATTAAGATGTAGCACGAAACTAAACCACCTACGAACCGTTGGTAGGATAAGAGGGTTACTATAGGCTTGGGTAGATGTGAATTTGTTAATATCTCTGTATCTAGAGACAGAGGACAATAAAGGATTATCAGGTGTTTCCTTGTCTTAGGGTTAAACCATATCAGGGTCTATAGTAGACGGATATAATATAAAGGAGAGGTATAATGATTAAATTAGTTGATAAACTTTGGGGTAAAGAAAATTGGTTAGTGAACAATGATAAATATTGTTCTAAGTATCTAACTGTTAATAGAGGTGCTGAGTGTAGTGTACATTACCATATCCGTAAGGATGAAACTTTCTATGTTATTGCAGGTGAAGTAGAATTATATGTAGTGAATCTCTTACAAGATTACCCTCTAATGTATGATAGTAAAAGAATTAGAATACTCTGTGATTACCATGAGAATATTATATTTAATAAAGATGATATACTGAATTCCTTAGAAATAATTACTCTTAAAAAAGGAGACCAGTTTAGACTTAAGCCTTATATGGCACATAAATTTAGGTCAAAGACTTTTGCATCTGTAATCATGGAAGTAAGTACCACACATTATGATTCCGATAGCTATAGGATTAAAAAATCTAGGTTGTTAGATGCTAATGAATTTGATAATAGGTACTTCGGGTAAGGAATAATATGCGTGATATATTTACAATAGCAGACCCGCATATAGGACATAAGGGTATTCTTAAATGGAGACCTCAGTTTAAAGATATTCAAGAGCATGATGAGACTTTTGTAGCTAACTGGAATAGTGTTATAAAAAAGAAGAAATATATTGTATGGGTTCTTGGTGATTTCTTAATTCACAATAAGCTGTATAATATGGAAGAGTTTTTAAGTAGACTAAATGGTACTATAAGAGTAATACCTGGTAATCATGATTACATGCCTTACTATCCTAAGAACATGGTTTATAATGGTCTCTGGGCTAAGTATGGCTTTTGGTTATCTCATGCACCTATTCATCCTCTATCATTAAGAGGTAAGAAAAATATTCATGGGCATGTACATAACAATTTAGTTAAACGCTATGGATTTGATGTTAGAGGTGATGGTCTAGTTTCCAGAGTACCTGATGACAGATATATCTGTGTATGCTCTGAGCATGTAAACTTCACACCTATATCTATTGATGAGATTAGGAGTAGACAATGTTAACTATAGCTCGAATGTTTTTAGGATTTCTATTTTCAGCAGGAATAGTTTTATGGGGCTTGTTAAACTTTATATTGTTTGGCGTAAAGTGTAAGCCCGTAGCTCTTATAATTTTTAGCATTGCTGTAATTATTTTTTTAGGTCAATTTATATCTATGTTAGGATAACTATGCCACTGATGAAGCGTTTAACAATATTAGATAGATACGGTAAATATGCTATTGCTGATATAGCTAAAGTAATTGCTATATATTTTCCTCTCGTAAGAGAGACTAGAATATACCAGTTAATTCTTCAAGTAGATTCAGTTGATATGGCTCTACATCTATTACAGTGTCATAGAGAAAGCGATTTAACAATAGATAATATTGTATTCCAATACCTACAGCACAAGGATAGCGTATAGTGGAAATAACTTTAGAGTTAGTAATTTTAATATTATTAATATTACTTCTGATATATATGACTTGTATAGGTATCAAAGGTTTAATAGATACCAATAAATAATAAAGGAGTAAGTGTGAGTACGAAGACTAAAAGAGATTACCTTAAAAAGTTTACAGCTAACATAGATTACAAGGATAGATTTTCAGTCTTCATGGAAAGTACTCACTATGCTATTGTTAAATGTAAGGGAGGCTACTATAAAAAACCTAGGACATGCGTAAAATATCATCCAGCATCTTATACGCTAATCAAAAAAGGTATAAGTACTTTTGTAGGGTTTAGACAAGAGCTACTTACAGGTAGATTATCTTATGTAAACATTAGAGCCTTTAAGAGAGCCTTAGCTAGTATGGATATGAAACTTAACAATAGAGTAAATAGTATTTTAGAGGAAGAGACTAAGATATTTAATATAATAAGAGATACTGTTAGATGGAATGCAGGAGGGGCTTTAGCAGAAGATACTCTGAAGTCTTACAGAATAGCAGCTAATAAAATTTTAAATAGGGAGCATTAATGTATATACATGCCGAGATGACAACGCTAAGATTTTATGTTGAGGATGGATGGACACCTAAAAAGATAAAAGCTTATTTATCAAAAGAAAACTATGAAGTATCCGATAGGACTTTACTAGGATACTATGCTGTGTACACTAATGAAGGTCATCAAGCTTTTAAACCTGAGTTACTAGAAGAGCATGAGATAGTAAATCCTTTCAGAATGAATATTGATTTCTATATAGATAAACCTAAATCTATATCTATATTTAAAAAATGCCTAGAAGATATAGGGAAAAAATTTGACTATTAAACAAGCTCTTAAATTTATATTTAATAATGCTACTAAGATAGGTGAACTCGCTGTAGATAATTATATGCCAGCAGCTAATCTTAGGTCTTATTACGTTCTTTATCTCCTGACAAAAGATAATGAGAAATATCGTAAGCCTTTAATTAAACTATGTAAAGAAGTTAAAAAATATATTAGTCGAGGTGATAAGTGATACCTATATTCTATAATGGTAAAATAATCGGTAAACTATACTGTAAGGATAATTTAGTTTGTGTTGAATTTATTGACTACACAAGTGCAAATACTATAAGAGACATATTTCCTACTTCAGCCTTTATATCTCTAAAGCATGAAAATAGATGTGGGATATACTATCATAAAAGTATTAATATAGTGCAATTTATGGGCGGTGTATAATGATACCTAAAGTATTTACAAGCTTAAATATTCCTAAGGAAGATTATTTCATGACAGGCTCAAGAGCTATGGATAGCGAGAAACTAAATTTTAAAGTAAGTACTTCTATATCTGATTATGATTATGTGGTATCTATTCATCAGAGACACCATATACTAATTTGGTTAAGAGAAAATAATATGGTAGTTGATATGTCCAGCTATAATGGTGGTTTTAAATTCGCTGAAGGTGATAAGCAATATAATATAATAACTGCTATTGATATTGAATTTAAAGCTTGGAAGTCTGCATTAGATATGATACGCAAATTAATCCTATCGGATGCACTCTATAGAAAAGCAATACAAGATAAGTATTTAAGATATTCTCTATACGAACAGTTTAGAGGTATATGTAAAGCAGCCCTAACTATGGGAGGTAGATTGTAATGTGGTTAAAAGTAATTGGAAATAAACTTAAGTTAGTATCTGATTCAGGAAGTGCTTATAAAGATTCTTTGGAGATGCCACATAAGGATGAGTGGATACATATAAAAACAATAGATAATTCAAGCTCTGTTGAGCTTGTATTTATTAATGGTAAAGAACTTGATGGCTGTGGTAGTATAGTAGTACCTACAGAAGAAGTAAAGAAACAACCAGTAACTCTAGCGGTATTTGCTGTCATGCATAAATTCTCATATGAAGTTATTGCTGTTAAGTCTTGTAAAGAGTGTGCTGAGAAAATTTGTAAAGAACAAGAAGAAGGTTCTTATATAGTACGCCAACTAACGGGGAGTATTTAAAATGTGGGTAAAATTTAAAGGTACAATTAGTGTTCTTCCTGAGGGTTGCAATCCTCAAGATACGGAAAGTAAAACTAGAGTTCTAGATATAAATAACGTAGATAATTCATGGATGGATATTGAAGTTATTACTGAAGATAAACTAACGGTGAAAGTATATTTAGGAGATAAAGTATAATGCCTGAGTGGGCTATAATAACATTAATAGTTGTAGGATGCCTAATAGTAGCTTTTGGTATTGAGTGGCTATGGTGAGAGGAGTATATAATGATACGAACTGATAAAGAGAATATTATTAAAATGATTAGGGATTTAAGAACACAGATAGGTGAACTAGTCCAGGATAATTCTGAAGATAAAGTAGAGGAAGCTCAGAAGAGCTTAAATAAAATTCAAGATAAAGTATTTATTATATAGGAGAGTGTAATGATTAAGATAGTATTATTTTTATTTGTTTTGTTTTTACTTTTTTTATCTTTCTGGGATATTTTTTTTAATGGAGTTGATATGAAGGGCAAGAGATAATGGAAAAATTTAAATCATTCGCAGTAGTACAAAATGTATATGGTAGTCTATGGGTAGGTACGTCAGAGAATGCACCTGATGGTAATAAGTACTTTAAGAAAAGAGAACAGGCTATTGATAAGGCTATGAATATATTTATAGGTAAGAACCCTTATTTTGATGACTATCTTAGTGCTGGTGAAGAAGAACCTGAGACAGTAGAAGAATATGAAGCAATACAAAATGAAGGTATAGAAGATTCTGATATGGAAAAAGTTATTGATAAATTTGTAATTTAATTAGGGCGGTATTATGAAAGAAAGATATTTACAAAACTTCTGCTATAACACTGCTTGTATTAATCATATACCTGTTTCTTACAAAGTATTTAATGCGGGTTTAGTTATACGCACCCGTAATAAGGTACAGAATATAATTTTAAATCATAAGTATATTACTAGCCATAATAAGACTATTTTTTTCTGTGATGCCTGTACGGAGGCAATAAGGATAAATAATGATTGTATTTATACTATTAATAATATATGCACTATGGCTATGCTATAGTCAAACAAAAGGATAAATTATGCAACCATTAATAAATGCAATAAATGAGTTAAAACAAAGAGACCCTGAAGTAAATCTTATTATACATATGTCTCCAGATTATTATGATTATATTAAAAGCCATATAACTTCGGTACATGTTCGAGGTGAGAATTTTATGGGTTTTAGTTTTAGAGTCGATAATCGTGATTCACTTTTTAGTTTAGAGCTTCTTAAGTTAGATGATAAGAATAAAATAAAACCTAAGTATGCGATAGATAATATAGTTAGCTATAAAACTAATCTTATAGATAATTCTATAGGAATTACTAGAATAAAATCTATACTGATTACTAAAGATAATAATATAATTTATACGCTTAATAGTAATCCTGATATAGTTATGACTATGCGTGAAGAAGATATTAGGCTATATACAGGAGAAATAGATGTTTAGAAATATACTTAGATATACTTTAGGATTAACACTATTGATACCCACATCAGCTCTATTAGTAGCTGCTGGTGGAATACTATCTTTATTTATAGCTTTCTGTGAATTAGTTTCTTATGTGGTAGGGTTAAGTAATGATTTCTCACTATCTATAGGTATTCTAAAAGCCAAGAAAGTCCTCAATTATACCATATAAAGTCAGTATTAAGCCCTACTCAAAACGTCCTGCTTAGCCCCTGGCTGTACGTTCTCCCCTAAACCCTACACTTACCCTAATATACTATATTAAAGACTACCTATACCCCTGTTTCTTCAACCACAACCCTGTTGTCATAGCTATTCCTGTGCTATATCTAGCACAAGTTTAAGGTTTATCTATGCTGTTAATAGCATAGCCTGACTATGCCTTTTCCTCTTAGTCTAAACCAGTTGTCCTGGAATCCAGGACTACTCAATTAATACTTCAGTTCTGATAGGTTAAACTAGTTTATTTTATGATTGAGTTGTCAAGGATTACTTTACATCTGCATCACAGGTTAAACTATCCTCTACCGCTTCTTCCTATTTGATTATTATTACAAAAGGGGTTGGGGATATAACGCCTATACTCACATATTACCATAGCATATCCTAACCCCTACTATCGTAGAGCTTCGGACTGTTCTACAGTCTAGAGCGTATGGCTATAGCTATGGCTATAGTTATGGGGGGTCATGGCAATGGCTATGGTGAAGCGAATGGAGATGAGCTGATTGCTATGGTAGGTTGCACCTAGTCAGGTGCGATAGCTATGGTGAGCCCAGGATGGGAGAGCAATGGCTAGCGGAACTGATTAGGTTCAACACTATGCTCTAGGGTATGAGTACACACGCCTCTTTCCCCAGCCCCTTTCCCGTAGTTGATGCGGATAGAGAATAATTAAAGTTTATCTAATAGCCTCTTTCTTTTAGCTACCATAGAATTCCATTGGGATTTATAGGCTTCAAATTCTTGCCAAAGTCGTTCCCTTGTTCCTGTGGTATCTCCCTCATTGTCCTTATAGTCTTGATAGGCTAATTCCTTCTTATAATATAAATCAGTCATCTCCTTCTCAAGTTCTTTTATTTGTTTTTTAATAGTTGCCATTTACTATACCTCCTATTTATTAAAGCATTCACATAACATAACAATGTCTTTTTTAGTACACTCACCAAAAGCTCCCTCTATGTTATTAAAAGAATTATGTATTTTATAATTCAACTCTCTAGTATATTTTATTTCATTCCTAGAACCTTCGCAATACTCCTTAGCGAAATCAGCAGCCTCTAATACATCCATATAATACCCCCTAGTTAATAAGCATAAACATTACAGAGTCTTTTTAGTAAAGCTGTTTTTGCTAGCTCAAATTTCTGTAAGTTTGTTTTTCTTATTGAAGCTCTTTTTTCAACAAAATAATCTCCACCCTCATAATAAGCTATTACTCCTATGTTCTTACCTAGAGACCTGAGATATTCTTTTTCTTTCTTATATAATGCTAAAGGTACAACAAAATAGAATTGATGAGGTTTTTGAGGTTCTTTACGAACTCCTAGACTTTTGTTGATATAGTTACCATTAGGCATAACATGACCATAACAACCACGAAAAGCCCTAAGCTGTATTTTGTATTTACTCTTCCTCTTCTCTGCTACTTTAATGTCGTGAGAGTTTCTTTTAAACTCATATTCTATAATTTTCTCACCTCTTAAATCAACAGCAAGAACATCAGCTATACAACCATAAAAACTAACCTCAGTACAAGCTATAAGATTTTTATTCCTACGCAAAAAACGAGCAAAATATTCCTCGTTTATCATAGTTCTCTCCATATTATTTATTGCAATAAGCTACCCATACACCACAAATAGGAAGATAGATAGATGTATCACCTTCCGTAAGATTCTTTAGTATTGTTGATTCACAGGTAGCCCATTCTACCCATTTAACTGTACTACTAACCCTTAACCTCAATTCCCTAGTAATATTGCATTCAAAGGTATTTCCATCTTTCATATAGTCCTCCAAGTTAAATTTTAATTCATACTTCAAGTATACCATATCGAACTATGCTGTGTCAAGTTACCTAACACTAATAGCTATAGTGATGCTTGTATGGTAATGTCCTCTAAAATTATATGTCCTCTGTTTAAGGGACAATGTTCACTAATGGACTAATGTTCACTCTAAGGTATACATTCAGGTATGAGTATACATTGTATGAATCCGTACAACATATTGTATAAATCCGTACAATAAATTATACCTGCTCAGGTACGAATCAGGTACGAATCAGGTATTAATACCGAGACATAATGAGCTTTTATACCTGCTAGGGTACAAAGAAATATCGAACCAGAGTAAAGGTTCGGTAGGTTCGGTAATAAAGTCTCCCCCACCAAACATCCGTAGGGATTATTCAGTGAGAGAGCTCTAACAGTTATACACACTATTAGCGGGAGGACTAACATAGCATAACTGCGTACTACGATTATATAATATTATACTGCTTCTGCAAGTAAACACCAGCCATGCAGCTTATAAGTGAACACAAAGCTATTACGCCTAGTATATTCATTTTTACCCAGCCCTTCTTTATGGTTAATAATAACTACCCTCTGTAGTATAATTCTGTTTCTTCTAGCATCCCTATCTTCGCAAGATATTCATTATTATCCCTAGACCGTTCTCGCATAATATCAAACGCAGGAGTATCTAGAAAGGTTTTATTAGAAAGACTTAAGGTTGTTTGTCTACCGATAACATCATAGTCAATCTCGTATATGGCTAGACTAGCAGCTTCAGTAGTAGGTAATGAAGTATTAGTTACAGATACTTTATCTAATAATTCAATATCTAAATCTAAGCCATCTAATTGTAATTGACCACCGTAAGTAGGTTTATAAAATTCTCTCAATTGACTTAGGTAAGTATTCATTAAAGGTATATCATTAATATTTCCTTTAAGACTAGTAGCCTTTTTAAACTCAGGTCTTCTCACAACCTCTGTACCACCAAAGTAATTAGTATCTACCTTTGTTTGAATAGGTGAATCAGTTCTGACAGCATAGGTTATCTCAATCCTTCTAGCCTCTTTAAATTCATCACCCTCCACATATATCTCAGAATCACCAGGTTCGGATTTAAATACTCTAGGAGACATAACCTTATCTTCACCCTTAGTAGGATAATCTTTAATAACTATTCTACAAGAAGCATTTGGGTCTGTCAATAGTTTAGCGTTTAAAGTTTCACCAGGCTTAAACATAAAGTAATAAAATTTATGTTCCTCACCATCCTCGTCATCATAAGGGTCATCATCTATAGTATCTTTAAACCAGAAAATTCCTGTTCTAGTATCATTATCATTAGGGTCTAATTCACCACCTCTATTAAAATAAGATGTAATAATTTTTTCAGTAATCTCAAAATCACCTGTAAGTATAACTCTACTTCTTGCTCGGGATAAATCCACAATAGGTCTAAAAGAAAGTACATTATTATCATCAGTTATAGCCGCACCTTCTGTAGGTATAGCATAAGATTTAACTAGAGAACCAGAATCAATAGCTCTAATTCTTAATCTACCGTATTTATCTATGTAATAAACATATTTACCAAACATCTTAGTAGCCCATTCTATAACACTTCTTAGAGGTTGGTAAATCCAAGACATAGGAGTAGCATTAGAATCAGGAACATCAATAACAGCGTCGGGTAATCCTGCTACATTTATAATTTCTTTAAGTACTCTATCATATGTTTTAGTTACTCCTGTACCTTCGTATGATGGAGGTCTATAAATATAATGTGAAGGAGTATAAAGCTGGTCAAGATAATGAGATAAATCTTTACACTCATATGTAATCTCTTGACGGTTATTTAAAAGTTGTCTATTCCTACCAGTTATAAAACCACAGAATACAGGCATCTCCTGATTAGTAGAATCAAATAAATATATATAAATTTTCTCGCCTATAGTTAATTCAGGGGTCTCATCAAACTTAACATCCTCTATTATAGTAGCAGAACTACCTTCAAGACTTAATCTAACATTACTAACGAATAAAGAATCAGTAATAGGAAATACACCTGACTCAGTTATAATACCACCACCAGCAGATACAAAACTATTATAATTAGAACCGCTTAAAAATATAGAATTGAAGGGTAATACTGAATTACCATAGTTACTAGAAAAGGTATTCATACCCTCACCACCTGAACCAGCACCCGTACCACCAGAAGCACCTGAGATATTTATAGGGTCAGTAACAGTTTCATCAAAAGGAGGTAAAATGTTAGTTGACTCAGAACCTCCACCAGAACCATAAGCTCTATCTTTTACCCAAATCTTTAAATACATATATATTTCTCTAGAATTAGAGACACAAGAATTCTCAGGTACATCTCTAGCTGTCTGAGCAAAAGCATCACCATCATCATCCTGGGAAATACCTAGATAATCGTAATCATTTAAACTCTCAAAGGTTATATCCGTACCATCAACTCCTAAAGGTCTTGTAACAGACCTCATAGAAAATGTAGAGGCTGCGTCGAAAGAAAATAAATCCTCTACTATCTCATCATCTTCATTCCTATAAAAAGCATCCAGTCTCTTTAAATCAAGTAAACCAGAAGCAACTAAATTATCCCCCTCCATCTGTTCATCTTTATCAAAGTTCCAAAATTCAACCTTAGCTATTTGGTATAATGCAGGGTCGTATGTTTCTCTAAGTGTAGAAAAAGCAGCAGCAAAATCTATCTCAGCGTTATCATCTTCAAAATAAATAAATAGACTAGTTGAAGCTTGTCTATACTCCCAGAAAGGATTACCGTTAATATTAGGAAACCCACCCCAACATCTTTTAAAAATTATAGGTAGTCTATTAGAGTATTTACATACAGTTCTTTTTAAAGTACAAGTACCACCCGAAAACCAAGAAGGTGCGGCAGGTGTAACTGTATTAGTGGTAGTAGGTAATCCAGTGTTACCCTCAGTTAAAAAATGTTGATAACCATCCTCCTCTACACCACCTAAAAATTCCTGCCTTAGAGTTGATTTTCTCCAATCTAAAGTAACTAATACAGGAGTCTCAATATTCCAATCAGAACCTTCATCAGTTAATTCAGTAGCTACAGGATTAAATGAGTAATTAGTTGATGGTATTGTATATTGAACATTCCAAGGGTCTCCAGTATATTCAGCCATATTAAGAACCTCCATTCATGGAATCTAGAGTCCAATCGGCAGACTCTATATCAAAGTTTAATTCAGCACTATTATGTATTTGTCCAGGTAAAACCTCTAAAGCTGCATAGGAAGCAAAGTTAGAACCGCCAATAGATGTACGCAATTCTAAAGCCTGTATAGCTGCATAAGTACTACCCGAAGTTCCTGTAATATAAAGCCTATAAAAAGCGTATGCTATAGAATTAGTTATAGTGTATTCTTTAGTCTCTTGAGCCGACCAAGTTTCTCCAGTAACTGTATCTAAATCAGCCCATATAGTTCCATTAGCAGAACCTTGTAATTTCCAATCAGTAGGTAAACTATCTAAATCAACATAGTTATTTGTAATAGCATATTCTAAAACTGTTTTCTTATTGCTACCATAACCACACTCATATCTAAGCCATTGAGGTAAACTAGAAGTAGTTAAAGAAGACCAAAAACTAGCTGTTCCGTCAAAGGCATTTGAACCTATATCAGTACCGTCAGAGCTACTTTGCTCGACATTACTTTTTGTTATATCCATAGTTCTCCATATATTATATTTAGGTTGTATATAAGCATATGAAAAATCTTTAGACCTATCAGATACATCTAAAATTTTTACTTTTATAGTTTTATCTAAAGAAGTAGCAATAGGAATATAACTAGCATTAAAAACATCATAAGAAGGAGTACCTACTGTAATTATACTCCAAGAAGTCCAAGTACTATTAAGTATTGAAAATGATACTTTCTGAGTCCAGAGTTTTATGAAGTCAGAATATATATTGCTTGAAAATTCAGAAAATGGATTCGTATCTATCTCTTCAATGAATGTGAATTCGTTTGTTGTTAAGTTAAAACCGAATGTATATTGCCAATAGGCATTATTATAGGTTACTAAATCAGGATTAACAGTGTAGACAGTAGCATCCCAATCATATTTCTTGTTATTCCAGTAAAGTGAACCCGCAGTTACGGTAATAGTATTAGCTACAATATCTAAAGTTATAGAATCCATACCAGTTTTTACAGGTATATCGAATGTATCATATAAAATATCGTCATAGTATAATTCTATCCTATCTAAAGGTATACCGTCGGTATAAGTAATAGTAGCAATATCTCCAGCAAATAGTACACCACAGCTAACATCACCAACAGAATAATAAATATTTACAGTCTCCTCTAAATCTTCTGTTCCATCTCTAAATTGAACAACTATATCATTAGAACCCGCAGATGCAGTAGTAAAATCTAGAGTCATAGTATTAGATAAACTTACACTAGTCCAAGTACTCCAAGTAACTTTAGAATCAAAGCTGTATCTATAATAAGTAGCAGGTAAGAATATACTGAATTCAGACGAGGTACTAGATACATAAGATGGATAGTCAGCAAAGTTATTCTCAATAGTAGGTGTTAAATTAAATAAGTAGTTTCGCTTATTCTGGTCTTGTACTTTTAATGATACCTTACTAATAGAAGATGAAGTATAAGGCGTTAACTTTATTCTACTATTATAGAAATCACCATTCTCAATAGTGTAAGCTATAGAAGTAGTATCCCCGTTTATATCGGTAACAGTTGCATTAGTAACATTATAGAGAGGTTGATTAAAATCTATAGTCCAATTATCTGAACTGTTAAATAAGTACTCTCTATTAATACCTACAAATTCTATTGAATCTTTTATGTTACCGAAAAAAGACATATCTAAATCAAAAGGAAAAGTCATCTCGAAAACACATACTTTTAAATCCTCAGAATCGGAAGCTACTTTAGTTACTTTAACCTCAAAATTATCATGAGGATAAATTATTGTATCCATATCGAAGTATACTACATCTTGATAGGCAGAAGAATCAGCAGTAATAGTTTGAGTTGACTTTAAAATATCGTCTACATATAGCTCTATTATAGTACTACTAGAAGTTCCAGAATTTTTCATATCTATAGACATAGAATGAAGTACACCAGAAACAGTAGCTAAGTTTTTACTAGAATAAATAATAGGAGATATAAAATCAAATTCATAGTTTATTAAATTAGGACAGAATTTATGAGCATATTTAGATTTCCATTGTAAGGAGGCATCCATAGCTGTAATATCGGCAGTATACCATTGTAAGGAAGCAGGTAACTGTGTAGTTGTAATTGCATTCACCTCCTCAGTACCATAAGTTAATAAGGAATCTGAATCAGAATCATAACTAGTAGATATATACTCATCCGTAAGTGCAACACCCTTTAATATACGAACCTCGTCAAGAATACCTGCATGCCATTTCCAAGACTCACCATCCTGTAATAAAGTTAAATAATTTGATGAATTATCTACCGTTATAGAACTAACAATAGTACCACCTGTCTGAACACCATTAACAAAAAATTTCCAATTATTAACATCTCGCACTATAATACAATGATATTTAGTATCCGCAACAGGAGTCCAAGCCCATTGAATCCATGTGCCAGCAGAATGAAATGACATGTTATTTGAGGTGTTTATACCAAAGCCAAGTATCCATTTAGGTTGAGAACCACCACCATCATCATGACCCATAATACTACCAGTAGTAACACTAGTCGGATATTCGAGTTTAAATTCAAAAGAAAAATCACCAGTTAAATCCCAATCAGTGCTATCAGGAATTCTAATGTATTTAGGGCTTCCTCCTTGTTGTCCATAAGAAACAATACCGTCAACTCTAGCAGGTAAATTTTGACCTTGACCATCATGATTATTAGATGTTGAATCTAAAAATTCACCGACTACATCAGAAGATATTTCACTTAAATGCCATACACTTGTATAGTTAGTATTCCATGTATTTTCAGTATCAGAACCATCAGAATCACCAGCCTTACCATAATATAAATAAACATCAGTATCTACAGAACTACTAACAGAAGGTAATTTTAACCAATAGATTCCACTATTAGTTGAAGTAGCATACTCCATAAGTTCTACTCCATATAAACCTACCAGACCATGAGCTGTCCAGTTATCGGTAATAAAAATCCTGTAGTATCTATAGGCTGTAGTATTTATAAATTCAAAGTCTTCCCAGCTATTAGTATTAGAATGTTCACCTGTATAGAGGTCATCCCAAGCAGAATCGTTATTAGAACCTTGAACTTTAAAATCTTTAACAGAATTACCCCAAGCATTATTATAAGGTTTCATTCTGAATTTAGTAGCTGTCTTAGTTACACCAACACCTAAATCGTATTTCCACCAGTGGTCTCCTGCTGTATCAGTAGAATTGCCAAATGTAATATCGTTATCATCTACAGCATTATCAGGATTAGACCAAGCACCACCATTAGTATCGCCTGACGCTGTACCGCCAGTAAGAAAATCAGAATCGTAAGTATGTAACTGACCATGAAATTCCCTATCAAATTTTAATAGAGTCTCGCCATCATCAGATGTAAAGCGTAAATCATAGCCTGTGGAAAGTGCATGAGAGAAAGTAAAATTAAAGTCCGAGAGGGTAACTAACGCAGGGAAATCAGTTAGTGTAGCATCTATATCAGAAGCTGATATAGTTAATTTTTTTCTATATGTATAGTCAGTTAACCAACCCATTAATAAAACTCCTAAAGTATAAACAATTAATTAAAGAGATTTAACAAATTTTGCAGAAAAAGAATTAATTTTTAAATCATTCTCTTCTTGGTCAAAGCTTTGTAGGTAACAATCAGTAAGTATATAAGCAGTACTACCATCAATATTATAAATAGTTAAATCACCCTTCTCGTTAAGCTCAAAGTTTGTATCTAAATCCTGGAAATATTCTTCTAAGTCAGCTCTATCACTCTCTGCCTTTACACCACTAATGCTAATAGATAAATAACCACCACCTAATTCCTTAGTAGAACGTATACGAACACCTTTAGCTCTAGGGATAACTCTAATATCTAGATTGCTATTATAACTGAAAGTAATAAAAGCATGGTCTCCTAGAAATTTAGTTTTCCATTTAACTCTGTTTGTAGGGCTCATATTTAAACTGGACATGTAAATCCTCCTAAAATAAAATTACTTTTGCTGATTCATACGTTTAAGAATAGAATTAATCTTTGACTTCGTAATAGAAGACTCAGCAGCAGCCTTAGAAGCAGCATTAGCTAGTTTAAGCATTGACTCAGTAGTATCAGTAGATGAGGATTTAATAGAATTTGCAGCATCACCACTACTCTTAGCCATATCTTTTAAGTATAATTTCTCACCACCACCCATTTGAATCCAACTTTCATTATCAGGACTAACATCCCTCGCAGCAGTAGATTTAGAAGATTTGGTTGAAGTAGAACCTTGAAAAATAGAACTCCACATAGTTCCTTTAGCCCCTCCACCAATAGTCTGAGAACCACCAGCAGTTGAACCTATAGCATTAGGCTGTATTCGAGATTTACTACCAGCTTCTTTTAATAAACCTGCTGAAGCATTTAAACCTATTATTTTCTTAACAGCCATAATAGGATTTAAATCAGTCCAACTAGGTGTCATCTGTGCCTTTAGCTTACCAGGGTTTACCTGAACATTACCTGCAACATCTTTATAAACTCCCCTATCTCTATTCTTCCACATATTAATAGCTACCTCAGCCGCATACTTCATTACACTACCAAATAGCTTTTTAAATACCTCTATCTTAGCTTGAAATTGAGTAATAATAACATCTACAAATATCTTAGATAAACCTTCTATTACAGGTTTTAATGTTGATAGCCCTGCTTTCATATAAGCGATAAACATAGTACCCATAGATTTAGCTAGTAAATGTACCTTTTCACCTATCGCACCAGTTTCTGATTTAATCTCACTAGTATTAACTTTACCTGATTTATTATCATAGTTATACATGGTATAAGATTCGTCTACACCAGGAAAAAATGTCTTCCCTACTTTCTGACCCATAGCAGTTAATCCGTCAGCAGCTTGAGCAAATACAGGCATAAGAGCATCACCAAGCATAGAAGCCCAGCGTTTGAAAATACCAGCATTACCCTCTAGAGCTTTGTAAAAAGAATCAACACCCATTAAAAGGGTTTTAAATAATTCATTAGCTACTCGAATAAAAGGGTCGAACATAACTTGAAGACCTGCCATTATAGTATTTTGAAGTCTTTTCCATGTATTACCAAAAGTATTAATAACTTGGGTAAACATCTTATCTAATATACTACTACCTTGGTCAGAGGCATCCATAGAAGATTCTAAAATATCTCGTTTCTTTTTGTAAAGTTCAGGTCTACCAAGTAAAGCAGCAGCACCCATACCACCCCTAACTCCAAAGGTTCTAGATACAACCTCTGTAGGAATATCACTCATCATCTTTAAAACTTCAGCTAAAGGTTTCATCTTACCACCAGCTAAAGTAAATTGCTTAAATATTCTGTCAGTACCTTTTTCTAAACTCTGCATTGTACCCATAAGAGAATTCATCTCACCCTCAACAGCAGTATAAGCAGAAGTTCCCTCTTTACCTGCTAAGGCTAACTCATATTGTTTTTCCTTTAATTTATTTAATCTCTCGTAGTAATCTGCCAATACTTTTTGACCTGATTGAAGAGTAGTTAAAAATCTTTGATTCTTACCAGAAGCTTGATATATATTTAACCCATATTTAGCAAACATAGTAGCCGCTTTAGATGTACCACCACTAAGCTTATTTAAAGTACCTCGTAAATAAACACCCGCCTTAGAATAACTAAATCCTTGGTCGGTTAAACTCATCAAAGCTGCTGCTGTATCTTTAATAGCTTCCTCACTCTTACCGAAAACTGTAGCCGCTACAGGAGCTACATAACTCATAGCTGTAAAAAATCCTTGAAGAGACATCTTAGAATTTGTAAAAGAAGCTGTAATTGTATCCGCTAATTTAGGTATCTTAGACTGTTCAACACTAAAAGCTCGGGATACACCTATTAACCCATCAATAGTAGAGTTAAAGTCAGCACCACCAAGAGATGCCATTTTCATAGCCTTGTCAGTTAGAGCATAAGATTCTGTGATATTGTTACCAGCTAAAGCAGAAGTATATAAACCTGATTGTATTTCTTTGGCTGTTTTACCTACCTGAGTGGAGGCTTCTCTCGCAAGTTTACTTACCTGCTCATAAACAGCACCAGTACCACTCTCACCTTTAGTAAGAATAGTAGCTGTTTTCATACCCTCTAAATTTAAATTTATTAACTCAGAGGTAACATTACTTATAGATGTTTTTAATTGATTCATAGTAGAAATAATACTACGAATACCACCAAAAATTAAGGCAATAGAACCTGTACGAAAGAGAGCAACTAGAGTAGACTTTAAAAGATTAACAGAATTCTTTAAAAGTTTAACATTAGCTGCCGCCTTACGAGTATTTATAATAACCTGTACGAATAGTTGTCTAGCACCCATTAGAATTGTACCTCACCTTTACCATATTGTTTGTCAAAATCTTCTTTACTTTTTCCCATCTTAGTCCAGATAGCTAACATCTGTTCTCTTTGTGCATCATCACTCTGCTTCTGTGCCTCGGCAGAGGGAACATTATCAAATAATTTATCTATATTTTTAAATCCATTTTTATCGAAAGCAGCACTAATAGCTACAGTTTGAAATTTTATGTCTCGTCTAGCCTGTTCTCTTGTACGCTTATTAATAGCGTCAAATAAATCACGAATAATGGTTATAGGTAATTTCATTATATAATGAAGTTCCCAACCATATTCAGACATAATAACATCAAGTATCTCTAGTAGTTCTTTATCCATAATAACTTTCTATAATTTAAACAGATACATTATTAAAAGGATTCATACCACCCATAGCTTGCTGAAGAATCGTAATACAAGATTGAATTGATAAAGTCTTGAGTAAGGATTCTTTTTTGATAGTAGGATTATCTTCAGCGATTAAATCAAAAACAATATCAACGAATAGAACAATCTGCTCGTCTAAGTTCATATTATCTTCTAATGCTGTAATCTTTTTAGTTACGTTTAAAATTGTTTCTAGAGGAGCTGGATAAACTTTCATAACTACCCCACCTCTTAATTCATACTCTTGACATTCTGCTAAATTAATTTTCTCACTCATAATAACCTCCCGTTTATAATCAGTTTAATTAAGTACTTTCATCTAAGATAAAAGAATATTCTAATGGAAGCCAATACTCGTTATCCTTACCATCTATTTGAATACCAGGTGAAGATTGTCTTATGAAACTTATAACTTTCCAAGAACCTGATGTTAATTCTACTTCAGATTTATTTAATAAATCATCTACTGCCTGAGCTATGTTAAGGCATACGTTAGGAGCACTTGCAATCTCTCTACTAACAACAATCTGAACCTCAACATCACCTGTTTGAGAAGGTATATTGTTACCATCAGAACCAATATCACCAGAAATAACAATACGTTTAGGTTCTCGCTGGTCTAAACCCATAATGTGAATATTATTAGAGCTACCTAATAAAGCTACTAAAGCAGCGTTAGTCTTTAAATAAGCTATTATTCTTTCAGCTATAATATTCATTATTATCCTGTCTTCCTGTTAAAAATTATTGTAGTTCCTATTTGATTAGCTATAATACTCTCTTTAGATTGATAGTGAGTCTGTAAATCGTTATATGACTTTTCAACATAAGCCCTACCTTTATATTTACCTACTCGTATTTTAGTAAAATTAAATCTACCGTTTACTGAAAATCGAGATATACTAGGATTTCTAGAACCCTTTTTCCATGAGGATACAGGGAACGACATCTTACCTCTAATAAGCTGACCTCCACGCTTTCCATGCTCAGCAGCAAATCTATAAGGAAGTTTACCAGCAGGGTAAATAATACCATGAATACCTTTACCTTTAGATGAAACCCTATAGGTAACAGAATTAGATAGCTTACCAGTAGACCTAGGACTTCGAGATTTAGCGTAATATTTCATGCGTCTTTCAGTATATTTAGATAGTCTAGTAACCCAACGAATAGCTGTCAGTATAATTCTTTGATTAGCACCGTTAAGGTCTTTTACAAAACTATCTAATTGTCTTGTATTTACTATTACTGAAGACATATTTAATCCTTATTTTCTAAACTTTTTAAAGGTACTTCGTAATGATGACCTTGACCACCCGCATCTTCAACACCAATAACTACAAAATCTTTACCATTAAAAACAACAATATCATCTACTTCAATATCCTGAGTAATCTCAAAGAAAGCTATCATAGTAGCTATCTGCTTCTGACCTCTAACATCAAATTCTAGCATCTCATAAGATGCCTGAATCATGCAAGGAACGCTGGTAGCTACATCTGTTAGTGTTTCAGCTTTAGCACCCCACTTATCAGTAACACCTTTTACTCGACGAGTAATAGTGCATGTATGAGTTAATAAATTAGTAAATTCTAAATCAGCCATTATATAACATCCTCCTAAACTTTCCAGGTATATGCACAGACTTTACAAGTGTAAGTAGAACCATCATCATCTGAGGATACATAGACTTTATGTTTGCCGCATTTAGGACACTTTAATTTATGTTGATAATTATCGTCTGAGTTTTTCTTAGCCATTATATAATATCTCCCATAGCTATACCATTATCACCAGCAACTATTTGATTTACAAGAGCAGTAACCTCACAATTTAGATTCTGAAGATACATAGTAGAACTAGAATCAACAGCACCAAAATCTTTTTGGTATCTACCTATCTTAATACGCTTAACCTGATTTGTGTATTGAGGTGTAAATATCCCTAAACCTTTAAGTGTTAAAAGAGATATTAAATAATCATGAATATCTAAATGAGTATAGGCGTTAATAGTATAAGTTATACTAACTTTCTGACCCGCACCAAAACCACCGCCATAAGAAAAGAAGCCAGTAGAAGGATTAAGTTTTATAGATGTAGAATCAAAATCCTGGTCGGTATCATCAAGAGAAATAGTATCTATACTTTTAATACCTATATCAGGAAGCTTTAAATAGGAAGAAGACCTACCGATAATTTTAGTATAAGTTTTTTCAGTCTCAGCAAGTTTTAATTGAGTAAGAATAAAAAACTGTTTCTGAGCCCATAAAAAAACTGAATCAGATATATTAGTAACAGCTATACCTAAAATGTCTGCTATTTCTTGTTTAGTTACCATGTAAAGCCTCCGTTTTATTTACCACTAACTATGAAAGTACGCCACTTATCAGTAGGGATTGTATTAAATATTTTAGATATTGTTGGTTTTTCTTTAGGGAAGAATTCTTTAGGAATGTATAGAAGACCCGCAAAAACATAAACCTTATTAGCGGTAATCTTATCCACCTCTAAATTAGGTTTAAAAAATAAAGCCCCAAATGTTCGTAATCTTCTTACGACAATAAGGGGTTTCTTAGTATCTTTGTTTATATAACCTAGAACTTTGTCTAAGTCTATTTTAAATAAATGAGCATTAATAACCACGATAAGGTTATCATCACCCATAGGATTTTTGATTCTAGATAAATCAACTCTCTCACCTAAGTACTCACTATCAACTTTTAGAGTATCTTTAACAAGTCTTAAAATTATTTTATCCCCAACAGATTGTTTACCAAATATATAACTTTTCATATTAGTCTCCCTTAAATCTGAGTTTTTCCACAATGTTTACAAATATATGTACATTTACCTAAGTGTTTAAAAATTATATGAGCTGCTTTATTAGGAAATAACATAAGATTATCTAATCTGTTATCCTATCTAATACCGTTAATATGATGAACTATTTCAGTAGAAGTTAAATATCTACCTATATGTTTCTCCATTACTAAGTGGTGTTCAAGAACGTAGGATTTACGTCTTCCTGTAGCATGAGGGTGCTTTGGTGAGTAAACTTTGATATAGCCATCAGGTCTAACACATCTACCACCAGTCCACTGAGAATTACCAGCACCACTAACGCCTTGTTTAGACTTCTCTGACCAACCTTTGTTTTTCTTCCTCACAGTATTAACCCCTTTGTCAATGTTAGGTTCATATACTACGCACTACCTATATATAAAGACGCATAGCCCCTATAAAAAGATGCGTTTTTTATTAAATAAATTCCAATTCTTTTGCTAATTTAGACCAAAATAATACATTTGCATGTAAAGTGTTTGTACGCATAGCTTTATAATCCCAGCCATAGGAAAAAGCACCAACACTATTATTAGTTATTATCTTACAACCACTCAAATAAGCCTCGGCTACAGCCCTTCCAAAAGCCTCTTTGCAGGTAGGTGTATGCATGAAATATGTATACTCATTGTACTTATTAAATATTTCCTCTTTAGGAACGTAACCTAAAGGTCTACAATTTCTTTGAGATTTAAGTGCTCCGAGTATACCTGAGCTAGCCCTGTGATAATAAAAATCTATAACTGTTTCAGGATTCTTTTTTGCAAAATTAATAATATCCCATAAACCTTTACCCTCATGAATATTACCTGCATAAAGTATTCTACCGTTTCGTTTATTTCCTAAGTCATAGAAATAATTAGGTATGTAAGGAGGAACGCATATCATGTGCTCAACACCAGATAAATATTTTTTAAAACAGTCTCTATGTAAAGGAGATAAAAATATACTAACAGCAGACTTTTGGAAAAAATCACGACGCTTCTCAAGTATGCTCATCCATCTACCAGAATCATGACTGTAAGCAACATAAGGTTTCTCACGCATTAATGTCTGTCTTACCTTAGATGGAAATTCAAAGTTATTACTAAAGATAACTAAATCACAGGCATCAACATCTTTTGAATTAATTATATTAGGTGTAATAACTTTTATATTATAACCCAGAGATTTACCAGCACTAATAATATAACTATCAGTAATCTCAGCACCACCCGCAGGTACATCAGATATAGTATGGTCTGTAAGCCATAGTATGTTTGTCTCTTTTAAATTCATCCGCATAACCCATTACCCTTCAAGAAGCCTAATCTAATTTCATAGTTACATATAATAATAATTATTGAATACTCTTTATAATAGTAACTAATATGCATAGCAGTATCTATATGAAACCATCTCTGTGTCTTATGAAACTCCAACCAATAATTTGTAAATTCAAAAGTAAAAGGATTAAACATTAGCATCTCCTATATTTAAGATTTCCTTTTTATATACGTCTATTAAGGGATTCCAATAAGTTTTACTATAATAAAATGATTTTCTATTTAAAGGAGTTTTCCATTCCTTAGTGTATAAATATTCTAAAAGTTTTTCTGATTTATTAGGTATAGGTAATGTCTCGTTAAGTATTTTACCACGAGACAGGGGAAGTAAAATAGAAGCATCTAAACCATGAATACCCATAGAATAAAAATAATACTTTCCATCTACACCAATCCAGGAAGTCCATACATCAAATACACATTTCTTATCTTCAGAGAATATATGTGAATGACCACAATAGCGAGGTAAGTTTGAACCTTCACCATAACTTAGTATAAGACCTAAGTTAGCACAGATAGCATTAATCATAAGCATCTCTTTGAAAACATCCTCGAAGTTATTATACTTACTTAGATAAGCTAAATCAATATCATTATCAGAATCTATAAAGTTCTTCTCTCTAACAGCTCCTAGAAGAGTTCCATAGGATAAGTAAATATCTAAGCCGAATAGTTTCTTAAACCATACACAGAAAGAGGAAGTATATTTCGATTGTAGTATCTTATCCTTATCAGATATATCTCTAAAGCGTAATCCCTTTGACATAATATTCCTTACTAAACTTTTGTATGACAGAATATAGATAGTTCTTTATGTATTCTTGTCATTATTTTCTGATTAGGGTAATATTTGTGTGCAAATATAGTTTTGTTAATATCATGAAATGCGTGTCTAGGATTAGAAGAACAACTTGAAATATCTAAGCCTAAACTCTTAACATGTAATTCTCTATAATAAAAGTCTAATACAAAATCTTCAAAACTAACTATGTGAGTATTACACTTAGAACTATAAGAAAGATTTAAATAACCCCTATAAAATTTAAGCATACATCTTTTGTAAGAAAGTATAAAAGAGCCTACAGGGTCTTTATCTTGCGACCACTTTCTTTCACCACGACTATTTTTCCATTCACGCTCCCAAGCAATCCAGGTAGTTCTAGGGTCTCTAAGAACACAAAAAACATTAGGTGAATCAAATAATTCTAGGCATTTTAAATTTAAACAAGATACTACATTGTTTAGTAATAGGACACCTTTAAAGTCAGAACCAAATTCTTTTTCTATTTCGCTAGCTATAATTGCTGCTAATCTCAGTTTGTATTTATTAATATCTTTAAAATTATCTCGCCTCCAATCTCTAAATACACCCCGAGCTATTGCGGGTTTAAGCTCACGAACTATACCATAGACTCTTGGGAAACATCTGAAGTAATCAAATAAAGCAGATGAACCCGAAGCACCTGTACCAGAAACTATTATTGTCTTCTCTATGTGCACAGTTAAGCCTCTCGCCTTAAGGATGCTTTAATAATGGCAAAAGAATTTTTTATTATTTTTTCTTTTATCTTAGTAGTACTTATTCTGCTGGTGTACGGTATATATATTACTTCACCGTTATCTCGCATCCAATCTAAGCCAGGTAATGATTTACCCTTCCAATCAGAACCTATGGTAACACAATCAACATTATGTTTTTTAAGTATATCTATAGGTATTAAAGATTCTTGTTTAATAACAACATCAACACAAAATAAAGCCTTAACTATTCTAACCCTATCTTTAAAACTTATAATAGGCTTTACAAACTTGTAGGAATTAACTAAGTCGTCAGTGCTAACACCTACCACTAGAATATCACCCAGAGCCTTAGACTCTTCTAGCAAATTTAGATGACCTAAATTAAATAAATCGAATGTTCCTGCTGTATATATTATTCTAGGCTCTCTATATAATAAGTATTTTTTATCTCTAAAATAATTAATCCAAGCTAATCTATTATAATTAGTTTTAGGGTGGCATTTTTTACATAATACTATTAAGTTACCTTCTGAGCAATTATTTTTACAATAATCAATATGGTGAACTATATTAGAAGCTTTTCCACAAATCTGACATTTGTAACCATCCCTTAATCTTATTTTTTTCTTTAATTCTGTAGAAAATTCCAAAGGATAAACCCTATTAAGTCCTTCAATATAAGCTGGATGATTCTTACCAGATAAAAAAAGGTTATTACATTTTTTACACCTGGTATGTCCGTATCTTATTAACTGTTTACCGCAATCACAGCATTTTGGTAAACCTTTCTTTGTTGCTGCACATACAGAACACTTACAGCCACCATAATAACCGCTTCCATTAGATATTTCCCGACCACAGACTTTACAAAAGTATTTTCTAGTGGTAATACCCTTAAAATTTAAAGGTCTTTTATTTTTTAATTCTGTATTTCTACACTTTATACATAGCCTAGACCTATAATCCTTAGTACAACCACAAATAGGACACTCACTTTTTATCCTTAAATGACTCCCGTTTTTATAACTAGGATTTAATTCACCTGAATTTACACAAGAACGACAATAAACAGTCTTATTCTTATAGGAATATTTTCCAAGTAATTTACCGCATTTTTTACAATAACACTTTTTTAATCCCATAATAACAAACCTATCCTATAAAAATAGTCAATAACTGGAAATTTAATAGAAACATTAAAATTCCCCATTAATTTTACTACATCAATACCTGTAGCTTCCAAAGGTATTAATGACCTATTTGGTTGTCTACAAGGCTCTGTGCAAGAATCACAAAGCTTACAACTGCCCCCAGAAAAAGCCACAGCAAAGTATCTACCTGATTTTATTAAATTATCTCTATTATGTAACAATAGACTATGTAACTCCAAACTTGAATTTTTACCTAAAGTTTGCCAATTACTCATATTATCTATTAAAAATTTTTCATAATAGATAGTTCCTTTAGAATAAGTAGGTAATAACCTTCTATAAGAATCAAAAGATTCTATATTATCTGGACAGGTATTTTTAATGTTATACCGTTTACAGGACTTACACTGCTCTCTGACTTTTAAGTCAAAAAAATTAACAAGTATACTCGGGTTTATATTTATAGATTTCATAATTGACCTCCTAAAATAATATTCCGTATGTATGTTTTATCAGATAGTGATAGTATATAGTTAATCGTAACTAATATATCCCTGCGAGTAACTGTATCATCTAATCTACCAGGACATATGTTAGTAATTTTTATATTGGTATCTTTCAATTCACATCTTAAAGAATCAGAGAAACCCTGTAAGGCAAACTTAGAGGCAGAATAAATACTTTTGTTAGGTGCTCCTGTTATACCTCTAATAGATGATATATTAATTATATGTCCAGCATTATTAGGAATCATATTAAGTAAAGCTCCTTGAATCATATTAACAGTACCTATAAAATTAACATCCATTATACGTTCTATATCAGGAGCACATACAGAAGATACAGGGGAGTTAGCTATTATACCCGCACAGTTAATTAGAATATCTATTCTGCCATGCTCATGAATAATATCAGCTATATTTTTATATATAGATTTTCTAGATGTAATATCGCAAGAACTATGAGTAAGACTAACTACCTCATAAGTTTTAGATAAAGACATGAAATCAGAAATATATTCACCGATATAACCACTAGTTCCAGTTATCACAACTATTTTCTTAGCCATAGTTTTCCTCGAATTTAAGTAATACATCCTCTACGGATATATCGTGAATGTTAGTACAGTCTATATTACCCTTCATACATTGTCTGCTCCAACTACCTGTTTTCCACCAGCATGTAGGGCATTTATCTTTATATATATTTATGTTATCAGTGTAACCATAAAGTGTAGGATTAGTAGCACCGAATAATACAATAGATTTAGTACCAACAGCATGAGCTAGATGAGTTATACCACCCTCATTATCAATATGTAATTTGCTGAGTTTTAGTAGGTAAGATAAATAAATTAAATTATCAACAGAAATTTTTGTAGCTCCTGGGATAGTTACCTCTGATTTTGTACCTAACTGAATTACATTAATATTTTTCTCTTTTAAAATAGATACAAGCCTAGACCACCTATCGCTAGACCAAAGTTTCATAACACCTTTACCCTGGTCGCAACCAGAATGAATAGTAATATAATTAGTAGGTAATTTGTATCTATCTAAATACCTAGTAGTAAGATTCTCATCTAAAGGTATTAAGGGTATTTGTAAATCAGAGGGTATAATATCTAAGCCCGTACATTTAGCGTAATAGTAGAATACAAATTCATTAGAGTTTTTAATAATATCAGCAGAAGCTAAATTCCAATTATCATGCTTAACTCTATCCATCTTAGCATTTAATTCAGGATTATTATTATACCAGACATAAGGATAATGACCGAACTCATAAGCAATATCATAGTTGTTTCTATTTTCGGATACTGTAGTTCCCCAATTCTTACTAGAGGAACAACCTTTAATATTAGGATAGTCAAATAGAAATAATTGAGATTGGTGTGAGTCTCTAACGTAAGCATCTATAATACTATCTGGATATTTCCTAGCAATAGCCCTGCATAGATAACCTAGCATAATACTATCACCAATACCGCCCATCCAGAAAGCACATATTCTAAGTTTAGGGTGTGAAGGTCTAGGAGTTACTATATTTAAACCTTTAGATATAATCTTATCCTCGTCAATAGGCTTTGATTTTAAATTTATATCTTGAGTTTTAGAAATATTAATAGTATCAGGTTTTTTACCTCTACCATTCTTAAGCCAATAAGCTCTAATATGCTTTATAATAAGAGCCCAATCGAAATAATCATAACAAGATTTCTTACCTAAGCATTGCCTAGCACCCCCACCGACAAACTGACCACCAGCACAATGATAACAAGAAACATTAGGAGTAAAAGCTTTAAAATTTTTATAAGTACCGCATCTCCAATCTACTGGAAAATAACTTATCAATCCGAATGTAGGTTTTTCTAGAGCCCCAGCTATATGGAGTGTAGAAGTGTCAACGGTAAGAACCATATCCATCTGAGATATTAAAACAAATAAATCACGCAATGATAATTGTTTAGATAAATTAATACACTGTTTAAAACTGTGGTCTCTTAGTGAAGATGTAAATACTGATATACCTTTAGATGTTAAAATATTCATAACTGACTGTGTTTTAGCGTCAGGTATTCTATTATCACTTCTATTGCTATCAAAACCAAAAAATAATTTAGTTTTGTATGCCCCCCACTTTTGTTTTCCTAGCTTTATTTCCTCGTCGGTAAAAATAATCTCAGGTCGTTTAATAACTAAATCGTTTTTAGATAAACCACACAAATAGGCAATGGAATAAATTCTATTCTGTTTGTTGAAATCTAGTCTGTAATCATTTAAAGACTGACCAAAATGAAGCCAATGAATTTTTGAGAAATTACCCGTACTAATCTCAGACTTACTAGTGAAGAACCCTTCAATATAAGGAAGATTAGCGTAGCAAGCTTGTCTCTCTTTAACACAAAGTATAAAAACTTTTTTATTTAGTTTTTCAGCTAAAGTCTTAATAGTAGGAATACACATTAGATGGTCTCCTACACCGCCTGTAATATCTAATAAAACATTATTCTCGCACTTAGTATAAAGTTCACTTAAATTAAATATATCGTTATCGTATTCTAGTCTGGGAATATTGTACTGAGTAAACATACAAAAAGCCCTAGCTAATCTAGAGCTCTCTTGGTCAGAAAAACAACCTTTAAATTTTAATGGGTCTATAAATAATGTGTGTAAAAACCACTCGAATCCAACCTGTACATAAACTACATTCTCGTTAATAATAGGATTAGCAGGTAGCTCATCACATATATAAACCACACCAATGTTACTATCAATAGCTGTTTGTACTAAGGGATTTATTGTCTTATTGGAATAGTGTTGGCAGAATCCTACTATAGGGAATTTGCCCTTAGGTTGGTGAAAAACATAAGATTGTCTAGATAGTAACTCACGAGGTTGCATAGGGTTAAGTTCGTAAATATTAGCTAAGTTTGTAATTAATCTTATAGAACTCATTAAATTACTCCTAAATTCTTTAAACTATTTTTACATAATATAGTTATATTAATGCCAGGAAAATCAACTCTAAATTTACACATTTTTTTTAAAGCATAGTCTCTCCACCAACCCTTTATTTCTATATATTCGTTTGTTTTAGGTAAATAAAAATCAGGTGTATATGAATAATCAGTACCTTTAAATGTTGTGTATTCATAAAACCAACCTATATTAAGTCTATCTAAATATATAGCATAGGAAGCCTCCCACGAACTTCTAAAAAATATATTTTTGTATTTAATACGCTGTATAGGGGAAGGTAATTTACCATAGCGAGGATTTCTAGTTCCAGTAGTACTACAAGATTTACATAGAGTACTATAAAAACTAACTAACTCGCTACCACAAATACTACACATAGGTTTACTAATGCAGTTACCAGTTTTATATCTAGGATTATTAATACCTGAAATATCTCTAAGTTTAGAGAATTCTTTAGGTGAGCGTATAGCTATATCATATTTATGTAAGTACTTTGAAATAGTACCTTTGTAGAAACCGTATTCATTAGCTATAGTTTGCTGAGATTTTTTGAGAATAATATATTGAGTATATAAAAATTCTCTATTTAATATATTAAGTTGTTTTTCAGATAATGTGAATGCCATAAAATCTCCCTTTGTATACTCCAAGTATACCATATTTATGTATCCTGTGTCAAGCAGAAAAGAAAAAAACTACATAGTTTGGATGTAGTTTGTAGAATTAAAAATTAGAATTTTTCACAATGTACACCCAGAAGAAAAGTAGGGGAAGTATTAGTTCCCCTACTTTATATATCAAACACTTATTTACGAACTTTTGGAGATTTCAACCATAGCTTCAGCCTTAGAAGAACTATTGTTAAGAACCCATTTAAAGTCAAAACTATAAGCAACTACTAAGAGGTCAGCTCTACGACCAGCTTTATGCTCAACGTCAACTTCCATTGTTCCGAAATAAGCAGCAAAAGCACCTTTAAGGTTAGTCAAGATAGCTTTTTCACCAGAAAGATTTGCTCTCTTTAGGACAGGTATACCATGAATAAACACAGCTTTTCTTAATCCTAGAGGTTTATATTCATCAATATCATATCCAACCATATTCTTATCAGCAGTTTTCTTAGCAGCAGAAACAAAATCAGGAGATGCTAAAAGAACTAGGTCTTCAATGTATTCATCTTCACCGTATACGCCTAAGTCATTAACAGCTTCAGCAACAGCATCTAAAATAGATGTAGCATTAGAAGTCGTATAATTAACAGGGGCATTTGCACAATTAGCAGTTGCAGAAAGCTTTTCAATACCATCACTGATACCTAAAGCACTAGTAGCTCCTACCGTATCCGTATCACCTTTAAGTGCAAGCTTATCAGCAGTACGAGCAACAGCTCTACTAATTTTATTCCTAAACATTGTATCCAATTTCAATTCAGGATATTGTTTAAGTTGTTTCCTTTTAAGATAGATATAAGTACCTAACTCAACAGGTGCTAAATCAGGACTCTTAATATCGAAGTCCATTTCATTTAGAGTTGTAATATCATCAGTTGTATCAATACGATAAACCTTGTCCAAATCTTCCTCACCAATAACAGGAATAGTTCCTTCATTAGCGATTTCAATTAGTTGGTCTCTTGCACTGATTAGTTTGAGAATAAATGATTTCTCAATAGCATCATGAATAATTTGGTCTACCATTTCCTTTGGGAGATTAGCAGACGAGCCAGCAGGGATTACAAAATCCATATCAAAGCCTCCTTATAATAATTTAAAAAAGTTTTTATTTTGCTTGTAACAATGTAAATTTATGTAACTAATAGATGCGACCAGAAACCCTTTGTAGGGTCTGACGGTTCTATGTCTTTTTCAGTTTCAAGTTGTCTAATAGCGTCAATATTATCGCTACCAACTTCCTCAACTATACGTTTAAAATTCTTCTTCATTTCGGCTACTTCAGATGATGTAGCTTCCAGTTTAGAAATCTTTTCAGATAATTGAGTAATACTCTCATTAATAGTACCAATAACAGCTAGGCTATCAGTAAGAGTTTTTACAGCTTGAGATAGTTCCTCTATTTTTTGTTCTCTAGCAGCTTTCTCTACTTCTGCTTGAGCAGCGTCTATCATAGCTTTAGCCTCTTCAGATGATTCTTCAGCTACCTCAGGTTCTTCAGTTTCAGCTTCAACTTCGGCTTCAACTTCAACCGCAGCTTCTACTTCTACTTCTGCTTCAGGAGCTTCAACTTCGGCTTCAACTTCCGCTTCAACTTCGGCTTCAACTTCAACCGCAGCTTCTACTTCTACTTCTGCTTCAGGAGCTTCAACTTCGGCTTCAACTTCCGCTTCAACTTCGGCTTCAACTTCAACCGCAGCTTCTACTTCTACT